TGTTGTTTTTCCCACCTCAACAAACATCCACTTATCCTTACAGGTAGAATCTATAAAATCAAATTGTCGTTTATCTTTAATTGGAGATAGTTTCTCTATTGGATTAAATAGTGCAGCATTTGGGGTTGTTCTAATATAGTAACTATAATTATTTGATGCTGCTTGAAAACTTTTTGATTTTTTGTTCTGTATACATTTAGCAGCTATGGTGTCAGAGTCTTTATCTGATACTCTTGGATTTCCATCGGTATCAATAAAGTCTTCTTTGCCCTTCAAACAATAAAACATCTCTGATATGTCTGATGGTTTGGAATTAAAAATAAAATCATGCATATTGTATATTTATAAAAGGTTTCCACAATTCATACGAAGGTCCGCCCCTTATAGTAGAGACTTCCTGAAACCAAGGCAAGTACTCTAATGAGTAATTTGGCTCTATTGGTGAATTTATTAGTTTCATTCCTGCTTCTTTTGGAGTCCTATTACCCTTTTTATGATTACAAGGTCTACAGGCAGTCACTATGTTGTTCCAATTTGTTGATAATTTTTTATTCTCATTAAATCTACATTTAGGAATTATATGATCATATGTTAATTGTGAGGAGCATAATTGAATTCCACAATATTGACATGTATGATTATCTCTGATAAATAAATTATGTCTCGAAAAACTAATCTTTCTATTATACATATTAAAGAATCTAAGTGTTTTAGCTACTGCTGGAACTGGATATTGCTTTCCAGCAGATCCTTGAATATGCTTATCTTCATAATATGATAATATTTCGATACCATAATTCTTATTATCTTCATACCGAATAGACCAAACTATAGCCCTCTGCCAAGATATTATTCTCAGAGGGGCATAGTCTGCGTTCAATAATAAGCATTTACTATTTTCGGCTTTGCTGCTCATAGTCATCAAGTCTATATAAGATTTTAGAGATAATTGGATTTCTTACAATATCTGAGGCTTCTAATTTAGAATAACCTATACCTTCAACTCCATTAAGGGCTGATATCATATCACTAAAACCGCCTTGTAGATGTCTGCTTAAATCAGACTGAGCAACGTCACCAGTTAAAACCATTTTACTAGATTGTCCTGTTCTTGTTATTAACATTTTTAATTGTTCATATGATGCATTTTGGCATTCATCAGCAACAATAAAGGCATTATGAAAATTACGACCTCTCATTAGTCCAAGTGGCACTACTTCAACTTTATTATTTAATCTTAGTGAAGCATAATGCGCTGAGCTTATAAAATGTCCAATTTCATCTAATATCGGTAATAGATAAGGATGTAATTTCTCTTCTGCTGATCCTGGAAGATATCCCATTTTTTCTCCGGCTTCTAATATTGGTCTTGTGATAATAATCTTTTTTACTTTTTCGTCTAAAAGATATTCAAGAGCCATTCCAATAGCGATGTGTGTTTTACCACTACCAGCTAAGCCCTGACAAAACGTAATAGTATTTTCCGCAACAGTCCTTATGTATTCTTTTTGGTTTTCTGTTCTTGGTTTTAATCGATTTCTATAAGCAGCTCCTTTGGGTTCCAAACTATTTGTCGCATCAATAACCTTAGCTTTTTTCTTTGAGTTTTTATTGGTTTTTCTCAATGTGTGCCCTTTTTCTTATATAAGGAGTATTAAAATACTGTATAATAATACACCTTTATAAGTATAAGTGGTAAAATTGTTCTTATAGTAAACACGCACCGCCAGCACAACTAATTTCTTCAATACCAACAGTATTGTCTTCATTTTCTAATAGTTGTGTATAGTCTACTTTCTTAAATCCATTGTAGAGATCACAATATATTTTCCAATTGTAAACATCCTTCATACAATATGTTAGACGCTTAGTATCTCCATCAAAATATTTACCAGCAAAATTTTTCATCTTGGTAATAAATAATAATTTATCTTGACTATCATTTTCTTTGGCTTGATTCATACTAACATAGTCACATGCTGCCCATAGATTATTATTAAAAGCATTTAATCCTAATTCAATTAATCCAGAGCACCATAGTGCAGCGTCACCATATTCTTTAACTATTTCACGACTAGTATAAACTGTTGTGAATGGAGCCTGGGTATAGTCTTTGTCTCCACTTTGTGGAATTAAACTGATACCAGCAAAATACTTACGATTATCATAAATATATTTTGTAACATCGTCCCATTCATCTGGCTTAACAGTGACAGTATTACTAACATTATGGCTTAAATATTCTTGTGTGCATAATGATCTATTCTTGCCGCTTTGAACCCAGTTCTTTTGTGTGTCTTTAACGATAGATAACATTTCAACGGCTGGCAATTGATTCTTTAATTTAGCACCGTCTGGTACTTCTATTGGGAACTTAATTACCTCATCCGTATTGTTTGCTGACCAACTGGATTTTTCACAGGCTTGCGGGTTTAGTTTTTTGAAGTGTTGGTATGGGGCTTCTAAAACATTGGCCTGTACGTGTCTTATATATCTTTTAGCATGATGTGGGTGGATGCCAGAGCTTGTTCCAAGCATACTAGAACTTGTTCCTTCTGGCTTTAAGCACGTTACTCTTGCTGCTTGATTAATTTTGATCTTTTTGGAAAGATCTTTATTTGTTTCAACTGCAATTTTAGCACCAGCACGAAGAACCTTTTCTGAAAGAATAAGATCATGCTTTTCCATTGTTCCAGTTAATGAAACTCCGAGTAGAGCTTCTCTTTCAAAGATTCTGCAAGTGATCTCTCCAAGATAATCTAGTTTAGTAAATCCGGCTTGTAGAGTTCCTATAATAGCAGCAGCCTTGCATCTTTCATAAAAATCATCCTCATCTTCAATTGAAGAACAATTGATAGTAGATAGATTGCATCCTTGCCAGCCACTCTTCCCAGTCTCTTCGTCAACTGGCCACATTCCAACCTCTACACAGTTATGAACATAAACACCGTCGTTATCGAATGCGTGAATATCTTCGACTGTGCAATCGTATACATCTAATTCCCCAACTATAGTTTTATTAATAAGCTTATCAACGAAGTTAGTTCTATTTGGCATTCTTTGATAGTTATTAACTATTGTTTGAATTTTATTCGCTTTGTCAGTATTTTTAATAGGAATGTATTGTGCAAATCTAGTTATACTATCGCTACTGATAACAAGCTCATGCGAAGCTTGACAAAAATAGCTTTTAGTTCCACCATTGCCATCTGGCATAACTCTGTCACCCTCTGGTCTTCGGTTCTTATAGATTTTAGAATAAATCCCTAGAGAATTGAGCGCTATTTGTAGATTTTGTAAATTGTCTAACTGAACAGAAGAGATTCTTAAAGAAGATCCTTTAATATTATTAACTAATACCGTTCCATCGGCATCAAAATAACCAGCGACTAAGCCAGAAATATGACCCCACGATCCACAGATAGATTTTTTACTTAATATTTTGGATGTTCCAATCATACAATCGTTATCAATTGCAAACTGCATGAGCTTTTTAGATTCTATAGAGCTATAAACAGCAACAGAATTTTGTTCTGACTTATTGTGATTATTTATAAAACCAACGTCTGAGAGCATTTGATATGCTTCTTGTCTATAAGACTCTTTTGATTCACCCCACCACTTTAGTTGTGCCGAACCCTTGGTGTGGTTTCCGTCACCTAAAAACAAACCAAGTAAATACCCTTTTTTCCAATCATTATCCGATTGACTAAATTTTGCTATTCCGTTAGTAACTCCTCTATGATTATTAATAACTACATTTTCACCAAAATTAATATTTCCAGCTTCTTTCCAGCCTGTTGTTGTCATTATTTTATGATTAGGAGTTACTTTTAATGATCTACCAGATTTAAATTGTAGCTCGATTACTTGTTTTGTGCCGGTTTTCCAAAAGCCTTTATAACTAGGATATGATACTCCATCAACTATTGCGTTGAATGGCTTGTCAATTAGATCAGAGACTAACTTTATTCCGCAATCGGTGACCACAGTTGAATCTGCTACAACACAAGGATTGAATGTCATTTCTGTTGAGTCGCTCCAAATAAATCCGGGTTCTCCGAATTCTTTAACGCTCTCCATTAGTTCTTGAAATTCTTCAAATGTTGTTTCATTTTTAAGTAGAAGTGCCGAATTATTACTTCGTGCTCTTTGTGGGTTGTCTATATACCAATTACCAGTTTTTGCTTTTGCCATTTCTTCATCGTCAGGACTAAATAAAGCAAGACTAGCAGAGCGTCTAACTCCTCCACTTAAAACAGCGTCACTACTATGCATAACAATATCATAAGCATCAACTGGTCGTAGTTTCTTTTGACCGTTAGCAACGCAACGATCTAGCAGAGTTCTAATTTTCTCTAGTCCATTTTGTAGTGGTTCGAATCCAGGGGCTTTTCCTACGCCACTAGCTAATGACGATCCCTTTGGTCTAATATTTGAATAATCAAACACAACGTAAGTATTTTTGTATATTTTAAATTCTTCAATTGGCTTACTAAAGTATGAGCTAAGAAGAACGCCTAGAGCATCTGCCCAACCTTCAATACTATCTTCGATTACGTATTTTGTTCCTTCATTATTGTCAGGAATATCATGTTCTAGTGTTGGTAGTTTAGAAACGTGGTGCTTTTGAACACTAAATCCTGTTCCACTACCACATAACAGTAGCCAGAAACACTCTTGGAAAAATCTTAGTCGATCACAATATGAACTTGTGCAGTTATATATTTTTGCGTGTCTTTTTAGAATTGGTTCGCCACCAAATTGGAGCGCTCTCTGGCTACCTAGAACCTTCTTCTTATACATCATATCGTATGCCCAATCAATATCTTCTTTTACTTCAGGGTACTGGGTATGCATCATATTTTTGACGCGATCAACAGCTTCCTTCCAAGTTTCTCTGCGATTTTTATCTTCTATCCAACGAGCATACTTGCTAACAAATGTATAATTCTGAAGTTCTTGAAGTGCCGACATATTATCTCCTATTTAAAATTACAATTATGCCTATTAAAACAGTGGCTTGAAAAGAAAGATCTGTAGTTTCTGAGCTACCATTAAACCACCTGTTGTAGAAATATATTCCACATGATATATAATATACTAATGCATTCATAATACACCACATAAACCTTTCAGCCAAGAAAGATCTGGCTTAAGATAAAAAATTTCTATACCGCTCATATTTACAAATGTATCAAATCTATTTTTCGCTTCACTATCAAATAATTTTGTTCCATGATCATCAGCCATAAATACTTTTGTCACGCCTTCCTGCCATAGTGCCATAACACAGTCATTGCAGCATTGGCCAGTAACATACGCTATTCCATTATCTGGCCTAACAATACAATTTGACAAAGCATTTCTTTCTGCGTGAATCATCCATGGATATTTTTCTGGCCTAATATTTGGTAATTTATTATCATCAAGGCCACGAGCAAATCCATTATAACCAACACCCAATATTCTATTATGAGTATCTGTAATTACACAACCGTGCTGAGTTTGAGCGTCGTGGCTTCGTTGAGAAACAACTTTTGCCAATCCTAAAAAGTAATCAGTCCATGATGGTCTCATGAAGGTATGATATTACATTGGAGCAAAGAAGTCAAGTGGGGAGTTTCAAAAGAGACGTCGTGTTTTAGATTATGCCATTTGTTGGTGCCCAGGTAATATATCATCTCTTTCGCTATGTGGTTGGATTTGTCTTTTGTACTTGCTAGCATAACAATATCTGTTAAATTATTAAAACCTTCTGATAGTCTAGCTTTTAGTTTTTGAGTACTACTTTTAAGCCATCTATTTTTTGATATGTAATGAAGATGAAGATACGATATATCTATATTGTTAATTTTTGGGTTTTCATAATCTAGTATCACTTTACCAAAATGAAATCCACAGTCAGTTTCAACAAATCCTAATCTTGGAAAGATAATTTTATTAGAGTTATATGTTTTGTCTATAGAGTAATTATTGCTATTCTCTATTTTATTATAAACTTTATTAATTTTGTACTTATGTCCATCTATTGGTGTGCTCTGAAGATATTCTCGAATAAGTTTTGGATTATCTTTGATTATTGAACTATTGTCATATAATAAAAATTCATCAGCATCTAATGGAACTATTATATCAGCATCAGAATCTTGAATTTGTTTTGTGCATATTTTACCTTTATTCTCGAAACTACTATTATCTATTATTAAAGAGATATTATCGCTTACATATTTATTGATTATATTTAACGTATTATCTGTAGATCCATTATCTATTATAGTTATATTATCAGCAATTTGCTTGTGATATAGGATAGAGGACTCTATTAGTTCTTCTTCGTTTTTAATAAATAAAACTATTTCTATTTTATTTTTTTTAGTAGACATATTAATTAATTAAAATTTTATTTTTATATAGAGGATTGTGCATCTGTACAAGTAGCGACTCTCTCTGATTTCTTCTTAAAGAATCAAAAATAGGTATCCAATCAAAGATAAAATTATTTGATATAAATTTTTCAATATTTTTCACTAAAAAAGAACTATCTATTTCTTTTATGCAATTTTCATCTCTTCTCATATCGTAATGATAAGATGGTCTTAAGCATCTATGGTATGTTCCAGATCCAGACACATGATTTAAATTATAATAGCAGCCAGAATTGTGATATCTATATATTTTAGTTGTAGGGTTTATTGGGCCATATATTATATAGCTAGGAATATTTAATAATTGAGCTATGTGACTGGGCCCTGAGTCAACGCCTAAAAACATAAAACATTCTGAAATTAATATGAACATATCCTCTATTGATCCTGAATCTCTATAGTCATAAAGAATATTATTATCTTTTAAGATTGATATAAAGTTTTCAAATTCAATATTTGGTATATCTAGATGTTTACCTAAAATAATAAATTTATAGTCTTTACTAAATTTTTGAATTATAGGAATTAATATTTCTTGATTTGGCATCCTTGACTCAAAACCAGCTCTTTGAGAGTCAAAATGAATGACAATATACTCTTTGTCTGATTTTATTATTGTTGAATTTTTTAATTTATTTTTATAATAAGAAGATATGGCCGTTGGATCAGTATCAAAGTCAACTACTCCAAATTTAGATGCAATCATATCCATAGTATGATATGGTGGAGATAGATTTAAATTTTTTGTTGAGTATATACTATCATAATTTATATTATCAATTTCTTCTTTTTTTATAAAAATTATATTTGGATGCATAAAAATTAAAGATAAATATAAATGAAATAAATTAGACGAAATATATAAATATATATTACTATTTATATTATTCAATACTAGCTGTTTAACAGGGTAGTAGCAGTCGATACCATCTCCAAATCCGTCAAAATCTATATTTATTAATATATTATTATATAATATTTCTTTTTTTCCTTGTATAAATCCACCCCATTTAGATAAAAATTTTGCTCTATTTAATTCACTTATGGATTCTCTTGCTATTATTGGAAGTTTTGATGAACTGCTTGATCTAAAATGCTGATGTTTAATAGTTAGATTTTTAATTTTATATCCAAGTTGTTTAACTCTAAGACACAAGTCTACATCTTCATAATAACAATATTCTAAAGAAGTATCAAATCCATTAATCTGTTTAAAAATATCTGATTTTATCAGAAGTATCGATCCTTCAGAATAGTCTGGATTATTTGTTTCGATTATAGGTCTTAGTATTCCGTTGGCTAAATTATCTAAAAATTGAGGAGACTGCTCTGATCCTATAATTGCTAAATTTTCTTGTTCATCAAATTCCTTAAAACATCTATTCATCCAGTCTAGGTTAGGAAATAATATATCGTCATTCATGATTAAAAAATATTCTGTATTGGAATTAATATTAAAGTTTTCATTATGACCACGGCCATAGCCATAGTTAAAATTTTCAAAATAATTAATTTCTACATCTAAATCATTTAAATCACTGTAGTATTTTTGTAAATTTAAAATATTATTTTTAATAATTTCTGAATTATAGTTTAATGAATTGTTTCTAATATTTAATGTTATTTTTAATATATTTAATTCATTGCATTTATTAAATATCATAGAACATATATTATTAATTGAATTAATAGATAACTCCTCTGGATAAAATAAAAGTATAGATACCGATATACTACTAGGAGTTTTAAACTTAAAATTAATTTTAGAATCATCTAAAAGACTGGAATTGTTCCCATTGGAAATAAAATAACCATCTTCTGATAAATCATATGATTGATCTATTGGACTATTCAAGTGATACCATCGAATTAGTTTAGTATTATTTGTTTCTTTTAATATTTCTCCATAAACATTCATATCTTCTAGCAGATAAATAAAGTCAGTATATAGTTTTATTCCATGAAATATTTTTTGTGTGTCTGTGTTCTTAATTAAGATATAATTATTGATAATATTATTACTAAAAGAGATAGTTAAGTTTTTAAATTTAATAATATAACCAAAAATTCTTTCAAGAGAATGCGAATATGTTCCAGTAGTTATATCTTCCACTTTATTGGTTTCTGTGCTAAGCAATTTTAATATATCTATAGTTTTCTTTTTAGTAAAAATACTTTTAAAAATTTTTGTCCTGGACATAAACATACATCCAGCAACAAAATTTCCATCTTTAACTAAGCTATAGTCTATATTTAGTTCTAAACATAGTTTTTGTATCTTGGAGGAGTTCGATCCCTCTAGATTTGACCATAATAAAGGTCTTGGGCATATCATACCGACTGATTCGTCTTCAAACGCTAAGATATTTGAATTTACTATATCTGAGCTCCCAATCAAATCATTTAATAAAACGGATCTCCAATTCACATGGTTATGAGTTCCTATATTGGTTTTTTTACCATGGATTTTAATAAAAAGAGACTCTTTTATATCATGAAGCTGAGATAAAAAAGGAGCGATATCTGCTCCATAATTTTCATGATAACTAATTTTTATTTGACATTTTAGATCGTGAAGATTATTTATGATATGAGAATTATCATTATCTTTACATAATCCCAAATACAAAGTATAATTCAAGTCTAAACGACTTAATAAGTCTTTAAACTCTGACCATAAATCTGTATGATATAGATATAAAACTATTGCTAGTTTATTTTGATGATTGTAGTTTGTTATAAAGCACCAATGCTAAAACAGCACCGGCGACCCCCATGAACAATCCAGCAGGAGACACCGATTCATACTTACCCAGTAAGTATAATAGTGCGCCACCCATATAGGAGCCACATACTCCTAGTGCTACTGTTTTAATAAAACCAAAATTTTCTTCGCCTGGAACTATAGCTTTTGCTATGCTTCCCACAAAAATACCATATACACACCATATTAATATACTAAACATTTGCTGCCTCCATTAGAGTTGCTACTTCATCATCCTTGAGATTTTCTCCTATATCTAACAATGCTTCTGTTAATTTAATACCGTATTTATTATATTCTTCTGAGGTCAGTTCTCTTTTAAGAATTCTTTTTATTCTTAGTCTAGTAAACCAACCTCGTTTTTTACTATAAGATTTTATATTCTCAGCATAAAGAGATTGTTTGCTCTCTGATGTCATGCCTTGTGTTTTATTTTTATTACATTCTTGTAATACTCTAATTACAGTTAGTATAATACTAATCATCATTAGCACAGCAATAACACTACCAAATTTTTCATCATTTGGCACATTAGCTTGTTTTAATACTTTTTCTGCGATAGCTTTTAATTTTTCTCTAAGATTATCGTCCATTTATAAACCTTTATTTTTTAGGGATTGGACAAACGCCATTTGGGCAATTTTGCTGAATAGTTACTGGAGGATGAACAATAACTTTTGGATATTCTTTTGGTGCTTGATTTTTTGGAGTATCTCCCTTGTCTGGAATACAATATCCACAATTTACTTTTGTAATTTTATCTCCGCTAATATAATAGCCGGTACCCTTACATACTGGACAATCTTTGCGTCTATATTTTTTCACGCTCTCAGTATGTTGAGCCTTAACAATGCCGCCCACAATAGTTACTGCTGAAGTTGTTGATCCGTGATATCCATATGAGCCAAATATCATAGCAACTGCTAAAATTGGTAATAGTATTTTATTCATCTTTTGTTCTCCATGGAACAGGTATCAAGTCAATAATATTTTTCAAAGGGCGAGGTCTATTGGGACTTGGTTTGGGCTGTGGCTTGACTGGCTTTTGTTGTTTTTCAAAAAAGTCAACCATTCGTATAATAAGGTCTCTTATTATTCGTAATAGATTATTTAAAGCAATTCTATCTAAAAGTTTCATAGTATAACCCTAAAGGTATAAATATAATACACCAAACTTAAGGTTAGCTTTTAGGCCACTATATTATAGATAGTCTTCAAAACCGTAAGATGGTAGCTTTTGTACAGGGAATCCGTCAAAATTACTAAACGCATAACTTCCATTTTGTGAAAGCATCCCTGCTGCTACGTCGGCTCGTATTAAAAAACTGCCGTCTGGTATGGGGCCCCATTCTGGATGGCCACCATCATTCCATTTTCCCCAACTATTTTGAACTAAGAATAGTGGTTCACTGCCGGTATCATCGCATGCTATCCAAGCCATACAATGGCCCCAGCTTCCGCTAGTATTCGCAATGCCCTTCTTGTCTCGTTTATTACTAAATCCATAATTAGAACATACTGCTAAACCATAACCATTAGCTAAAGCATCTCTTGCTTCTTCTACTGTTTTTATTAAACTTGTTGTTTTAATTTGATGGTCATTAGCTAAGTCAATAACCTTATCTGGTAATCCTCGTCCTCCCCAACCAGCCCCTAGATTACCATTATACTTAGTAAAGTCGGCTACTCCCTTATAATTTTGTCTTAGTATTATGCCGCCATTTTTACTAACAAATTCAGCAGCCCTAGAGCAACTCATTCCTTCTCCACCATGACCTCTTGCTCCATAAATAGCTTCTGTTGCTCCTTTAGCCACCCAAGCTTCTTTTTCTCCATTTACATCTATTTCGACAGCCCGACTAACATCACAAGCATTTCGTGTTCCATGACTAACACAATCTCCAGTAGTTTGTCTTTCATTGTAAGGACTTTTCTCAAATTTTAGAACACTCTTGTATGGTGTTGATAATTTGCCCTTACCACTACTTTTAATTTTTTTGCTAGCATCGCCAAATAATGGATACTTGCTATTTTGCATCAGTCCGTCAAATACATGCTGCTCCCACAAGCATCCACTAAAACCTTTGCGATAATTATCATATAACTCTTGTGGTGAAAATCTTGGCATTATTTGCTTCCTTGTAAACAGGCCCAAGATAAAGCTTTGAAACCCTCAACAGCTTTAGCTCTAAGGTCTTTATTTAATAGAACATTATCATCACCAATTGCTGTTAATACTAAAGCTTGAGCAGCTTCTGGGAGGTCTTCGTACTTACCCTTAATGTCTAATCTTAACATTAAACCGGCTAGTCTATTGGCCTGTCTAATTTCTTCAGTATTCTTAATAACTTCATCATCTCCATCAAGACCCACTAAAGTTGCCATATCATTATATAAATAGGCTAATCGCAAACCATCAGTTTTACGATCAGAGTCAACAGATAATGCTTTAATCACAGCATCTGCTTTTTCTTTGAGTTCTACTGATTCTGGCTCCTTAACATCCAATTCAACAATATCCGAAGGAGATACTGGATTATTAAAAGAACCCAAGTCTGGTTTTAGTATTCCAATTCCTAATAATGCAAGAGCAAGTATTAAAAGACCTGTTTTAAGTTTGGGATTCATACACTTTTTTCCTTTGAGCAAACGGTTGGACTTAAGAATGGAAACATTTGATCAGCAACCTTAACGGCCTCGTCACATCCGCTCTTAACTGCTAAATCTCTAGTTTGTTTCCAAGAAACTACTAATTTGAAAAAGTTATCCTCTTTTGTCTCTTTAGTTACTACAACAGGAGCAACGTCTGGAACAACAACAGGAACAACTGATGATCCATTGTTTAGCTTTGACTTTAATCCACCAACCAAGTCTCCTAAAAATTTTTGTACTGGACTTAGCTTATCTTTGAATAGAATCCATAGGATAATTCCTGCCCCAGCATATAGAGCTAAATCTGTTGGTGTTACTCTGCTAGCAAACTGCTCAAAACTTTCTGTATAATTCATTTCTTTTTCCTCGCTCTTTTGACTTTGGGGTTAGACTTAATAGATTGTGAAACTACTGGTTGTGTTTTAAAGACTCCAACTTGTCTGAAGGTTGTTACCATAGCATCAATACTGGAACTTACTAGTGCCATTAAAAATACTTTTACATATTGACGAATGATTGGCTGAATAAAACTTGGGATCATAGGAACATCAACGATAATAAAAACACTATCATAAAATTTTGATAAATATTCCATAGCCATGGCTTTTTTATCTGGACCAGCTAAATTATTAGTATTCTGTTCTAATACTTGCACAGTTTGAGCAACAGCAAGTTGTAGAATTTTCCAAGCTTGAGATATGGCAACAGATTTAACCTCTCCTAAAGAAGTTTTAACCTGAGTCATGAATTCATCCATTTTAAGTTTGATAGAGTCTATCGAAGCTGCTTCTGGCATATAAAATGTCCTTTTTGAAAACGCCCTATATATTATAATACACCGACCAAGACTGTCTACTCAACTTTGGGCTGAATTGGTTTTTTAATTTTCTTTTTAATTTTAGATTTAGAATTTCGCCTATTGGCAGTTTTTCTTTCCTCTGGTGTTGCGGTACTCCACCAAGTCTTTTTAAGATCTGTTCTTCCTTTAATATATTTAAATAACAGCGTTAGTTGACCTATAATTAATATAGCGGCTTCTAGTCCTTTGCTTGTTTCTTGTATTAAATCTTCTTTTTGATTAAAATCATCTAATACGCCAAATAAATAAGCTCCACTAAAGATGAAACTTACTAGAGTAAACCAAAATTCACTTGTTCTATAACCTGGTTTAATCATTTAATTTTTCCATATTATAAAATATATTTAACTACCTAATATATAGTATGTGATATCGTCAAATAATTCATCATATTTGGATTCTATATCTGCAATAGGTGGTTTGTTATTAACATATGTATTTATAGTATTATATTTACCAGAGAACGAACAAGTTGTTACTGTTGTTCCATTTTTAATTGGATTATTAGTATTTGCTAATTCAATATCAATTGCCATATTTTACCTCAAGTTCTTTCTATTCTTGCTTCTAGGGCTTCTAATGTTTTACCAAGTGTGGCTATTTGAATTTTAAGTTCATTCATAACTTCTGTATTTCGTTGCAACATATTTGTTAAGGCTGCTTGAGTTTCTTTATTAACTGCTAGTCTTTCCATGATAAATTGTCTATCATGTAAATATGGAGATTTGGTTTCTATCATTTCAATAACTTCTGATTTTGTAGCCATATTTTTGCCTATTGCCACCCAAAACCCAATCATGGTGATAATAATACCAATACTAGTAGTTGCTATACTTTCCCAAAAGTGAACTATGGTATCACTCATAATTAAAACCCTTTTCTTGTGGTGGTATTACTAAATACACTAAAAAGCAAAAAGCCAACAATATAAAATTGCTGGCTTTAAGCTAGATTAATAATAAACTAATTATATCAGCCAGTCTTTGGCTTGTAATCTTGACTGCGAACAGGAAGCTTAGATCCAGTTCTGAAAACAAGATCACCAGGAGCACTTCTGGAAACTGTTGCTGCGTTGTCTGTTCCCGGAGTAGAAGTTCCGTAAGCTGGGCCTTCAAGACTAAGATTACCACTTGTGCTACCAGTAGCAGTATGGGTAAAGGTGAAAGTATTCACATCAACATAAGTAACAGTAAAAATACCATCAGTAGCAGTACCGCTTGAAAAATCTAGCCTTACCACGTCGCCAGTACTTAGTCCGTGACGAGCAACGGTTGCTGTTACGGTATAGCCTGTTCTTGAGTATGTTCCATATGCTCTAAATTCACCATAGTAAGGATCCCATTGACCATTTCTATAGGCTGTTGAAACCTTAGCAACTCTATAGTTTTCTCTCTTATTAATTCCTCTTACTTGGGTTGGATCATTAGCACTAGTTGAAAAAACAGAACTAGTAACACCAGCAATTTCATTTGTTACCTTAAATGTTATTGGTTTGGTATGATTATGAGGAATGGTTCCGCCACTAATAGCTTTGTCTGTATAGTCTCCATCAATAACAACCGAACCAACGACACCTGTGGTATCTTTGCTGATTGCTACTGAATTTAGTTTTGTTGATGTTCCGACTCTGGTAGCGGATCCGCCATTATTTTTTGATCCACTGCCATTTAAATTTGGTTGTGTTGTATAGTCAACTGCTGCTGATGTAGCTGTAGCCATTGTATATCTCCGTTTTATTCTGTGAAGATTGTTTAAAATCTATAATCTAGTACACCTAAAAGGTTAATTTTCTATTATGTTTTCTTTTGTTATCAATTCTAAAGCATTCAACGAATTGACCCGTAAACCATAAATTTTACTCTTTTTGGCCATTTTTATCTGATTATCATTCCAAATATTACCATTGCAAATTATATTGATATTAGGCACTTTTTTATTTATGAGTGCAGAGGCGGTAATATTGTCAGAAATATCATCAATTAAGTATCCGGTTGATGGATATATTGTTGTAATATTAAAATCATATAATATTTGTGTTACTTTATATAATAGCTCATAGCTAAATTGACGATATTCAAGAACATATCTAATTTCTAGTTTTGAATCAGAACACAAACTCTGCATTTCTTTTATATCTTCACGGAATTTATCATACTTTCTATTGCACAATAAGTATGTTGGACATACAATATCAAGTATAGTTGCTCCATTTTTAATACAGTTTTCAGCAACAGATAGTCTTGACTTTAGATCCATTGTGCCAAGAGGAAAATCTATTGGGGCAGAAGCTGATATATCCGTGGTCGATAATATTGATTTGAGTGGTTTAAGATATGAAGGTAGAACAGATATAGTCTTAGGATCAAATTTAATAACTTTATTTATAATGTCTATTAATTCTGAATCTTTGAGAGTTATATCATAATAGCAGTATTCTAAATGCATAGTGTTACTTTTTTAATGATTCTATGGTTGGGTATTTCTTATCTCCGAGTATACCATCCGCAAAACCATAATACACCGCTTCTTCTGCCGTTAGTATCCAATCACTTTTTGTTGCTAGTTGACTTTGAATGTGTTTTCTTGCTATTGGTTTTTTCCAGTTCTTGTCTTTTGACATTGGACTTGTAATCCATTTATCAACAAAGATATCAAGCATTTTTGCAGACTCTCTTTCGCTCCATTGTAAGCTGCTAATTGCCGCTTTGTGTTCATCATCTATACTTATTGAACCATAATGAATTAGCATATTGACGTTTGGCATTAATATTCTGAGATTAGCAGACTGGAAAATAATACTACTAGCAGATTGAACTTTGGCATATGCTAATATGGTTGTTTTAGAACGACTGTATTTTATAGTATCATATAGGCTTAAGCAGTCTTCCCAATCTCCTCCAGGCAAATGCATATGTATCAATATAGAGTCAGCGGACTGTTGATTCAAAAAGCGTAGATTTTTTTCAAAAGTAACAGATGATCTATAATCAACGCCAGCCTCGTCTTCATCATATCCAAAATGAGAATGTAAAAATATTTCTCTGTTTTTTATATCAATATTATTTGAGTGTAAAGACTGTAGTTCTATATCGCTGGTATTAGTTCTAGCCATTATTTAACTCACTATATATTGTTTTATTGATATTTCTCATAGTTTCTGAATCATCAAAAGCTTTACCTATTGATATTCTAAATCGGTATCTTGTAAAAATGTCCAGAGTTTCAACTCCATCTGTTCTTTCTATAGTCTGTGCTATTTTTTTTGATATATCAAAATTAGTATGTCCCATCCAAAAATTAAAAAGTTTTCCACTAGCAGTATTCTCGTTCATTGGTATTATTCCCATAGGAGTAGCAATTACTCTAACTGCTTTAATTTTTTTCTTAGTAATTTCCTCATGACTATCCTCCTCTTCATCAGTCTCTGCATCACTATCAGTATAATTACCAGTATATGGATCAAACTCATCAACATCAGGATCATCTGATCCAAATGGATCGAGCCATTTTTGCCATATGATTAGATTATTTTTATCCATTATGCAACCCCTTAAACGGAGAGGGAACAAGATATTATACCCCTTATAGTAAATCAAAAGTCCAGATTTCCAATATCACTTTGTTGCAAAGGCGGACATTGGACTAATAAGTGGGCCGGTATTATTGGCTTTTTTAATTTCTTGCCTAATTAAATCATAAAAAGAAATAACATTATCAAAAAATAATTTTTCTTTAATATCTTCTGATCTGTATGATTTATCTTTTATAGTATCTAATAGTCTATATTTCAGAGCATTGCTATTTATATAGATCAATAATTCTGCATATTTTTCTGCAATATTTGGTATATTGTTTATATGTTCATTATCAAGATTTGGATATTTAAGTTGTATATCAACATCATAATTACTTTTTAAGGAAATTACAATACTTAATGTCTCCAATGATTCTTTTTTTATTTTTAATGATTTAAAGTAGTGTAAGAATTTTTTTAGCATTATTTGGAAGTCTTATAAGAGAAGGTTGTATGTCTAATAAAAATCCGTCTTTTACAACAGATTCATAGGTTATAAAAACAAGATAATAAATCTCTAGCATTTCTGATAGTTCCACATCTGTTAATCTAAAATTAAGATATGAATCATTTTTTTCTATTTTTGTAGACACTAAATGATTTAAACAAGAATCAATATCAAGATTACTTTCAATATCAAGATATGGAAGTTGTAAGTCATCTGGTTTAGATGATAATATCTTGTATCTATTAACAGAAGGATCTAAAACCAGTATGACTAGATTAAACTTGGCATTTATCATATGATCTAATAATATCTAGAGCTCTTTTAATATTCTGTCTAACTGCTTCTCGTGATACTCCAAACTTCTTACCAATATGAGATAAAGTATGGTTCTCTAAATAATACATTCTAATTTGTTCTCTTTGTTTTTCTGATAGATTACTGTTTGATAACAGATCCCCAATTGTATTTTTTAAATTAGTGGTCTGTTCTTCCTCTATGAGAATCTCTATTGGCTCAGGCGCCTTTGCATCAGATATTGTAGAGTGCATCGACAAGTCTGATATTTTAGAGTTAGCGTCAAGACTTATAGAATCTGTATTTTTCTTATATTTATTTGTTACATAAGTTTTAATGGCCCAAATAGCACATTGATTTCTATAAGAATACAAGGTTTTAGCTTGACCATTTTTGCCTGTTCTGGTTGGATCAAATCTCCAATCAGCATACATTATGGCTGTTGCAACATCAGATATTGCATCATTATTCTTTAACATTTCTGCTGATAATCCATTATAGAATTTAGGGCAGAATTTTGATATTGTCTTTTTTGCTAGATTAATATACGTATCTAGACTGTCGTATTGTCTGTCCATAATCAAGATATCCTTTATTGAGTTTATAAATTAAACAGTTAGTCCTATTAACTTTGTACTATGTCAACTTTTTCCATTGCTTTGGGTCTGGCCTGTCTTTATCTCCAGGCTTTGCTGGTCTATAATTCTTTCCTTCTCTCTCTTTCTTTTTTCTTATATTGTCCCAAAGACCTTGTTTTTTTGAATCTGCCGAATCCTCTATTGAGGGTTCTGTAGGTTCAACTTCATTATGATTATCGTTATCTACTTCATTGGTATTATTTGTTGGAATATTGGGCATATTCTTTATAATACTAACCGGAATAAATTTCTTTTTCAATTTTTTTTTTATCTCTGCCGCTTCTGTACTATCATCGTCACTTTCTGGAGACAAGATCACAAAATCCCTGATGGTGCTCATGTAGTCAGCCACAATGGCGATTTTACCCTGCAACCAGCTCTCTGTCAAGTTTTCTTTAACTTTTGGATCATCAAGAGAATCTAAAATCCTATTAGCATGTGCAACTATGGATTTTAAAGCAACAATATTCATCTCAATAAATTCATTTTTATAGTTTTCAAACTGTTCTTCCATCTCATCTTCATCTTCATCTTCTTCAATATCATCAGCATCTTCTATATTATAGTCCATAATTGTTGTTGATGGATTTAACATATTCATATCGGCTAAACCATAATCATCTCTAGAATCTACTAAGGCTAACTGATCTTCAGTTTTCCTTAAATATTGATCTACTGTCCATGAAGCTCCGGCATTTGTTGTTCTATAGCCAACTATGTATCCTATATTTTCTGGCATCTCTTCTATACTTTCAACAATACCTTCGCTACCATAATGCATACATGCAGTATTTATATTTTTAACATTGTCTCCGGTTTGTAATTTAGAAACAGCAACCGAACTATCTCCAGTTGGTCTGGAAACCTGTTCATTTGGGTTTTTAGTTTTAAGTTGATTTATTTTTTCTTTTTGAGAATTAAGAGAATCATCATTAGTTTTTTTGTCAACTAATTCTGGTTTTAATGGAGGTTTAGCATTTGGATCAACGGCTGGACCAACTTCTACAGTCGGGACAGGGAGCATTGTTGCTTCAGTTTTTTTAATTAGTTTTTCTACATTATTTAATAAATCATAAATTCTGTCCATAATTATTATCTCTTATATAGTTTGTGAAAAATAAAATCAGTAAAAATTATTGAGGCTTGATTATCTGATGGATAATGAACACCCTGTAAAACTCTGGCATAACCACTTTTATTTACAATTTGATCCAATTCGTATTTAAACTCTGGATGAGAATTCGCTACGAGATTTCCAGCTAATCTAGCATACACCGTATGTCCAGACGGATAAGACGGGGTTTGATGAGTATCTGTTTCAATAACATTAATTGTTAATCCATAAAATTTGGCCAATTGATAAGGTCTTGCTCTATTAAAATAGTATTTAGTATTAAGTATAAGAGGTTTAATGATATTGTATAGATTATCAAAATCATTTTGTGGAAAAATAATATTATTACTATCACAAAAGTCTATAACTAAAGATGCTGCATTTTTATCTATTTTATGTACAAATTCAACATCAGTATCATTTCTATTATTAGTAATTTTAGATATATAAATTAATTCTTTTAGTGTAGAGCCACTACTATTTATAGGAGGATTATCCAGAATAGACTTATAGTCAAAATCAATTAATTTTGAAACTTTTTGATCTTCTACTATTTTTGTAGTATATTTAATTTTATCTATATTAATAGATGGTATTACTGAGCTAAATTCAGATAATAATTTATTGTTTCTCATCTATTCATACTTGAAGCGTTAAGAAATTATCAATACCCATTTCTTCAATTAGTTTTAAAAAACCTTCATAAAGTTCGATACCATCTTCGCTTCCTTGTAATAGTTCAATAAACATATTAGCAGTAATTTCATCTCCAATTGATCTAGCAGCAACTATTGTTGCTCTTTCTGCTGCTGATGCTTCTCTTACAGAGTCTAGATTGTATTGTATCATTGCAGCCATATCATGCCTTTTCCACACTGGTGGATTTAATATCAATGGCTGATAATCGGTATCAAAAAATTCTAATCTCTTGATGTTGATTGCAGCATGGGTCTGTTCTTGAATAGCATCTTCCTTAATGATTGCTGCTAATTTTTTATATCCCCATCTTTGAAGATGTTCAGCTTGAGCGGTTAATACTGTTGTTTGTTGCCAGTGTATGTTTAATGATTTTTTTATTAGTTCAATTACAGTATCAGAAGTATAACCAGTAACTTCTTGTGCTTGTGTTAGTGTTTCTGATGTTGGGGCTTGATACTGTTGATTTAGTAAGTCATTGATTGATTTTTTATCAGTCATTATATTCTCCTAAGTTAAGTCTGATACGTTTGGTGTGGACCACATTTTGCAACTCCAGTAGTTAGCTTTCCATCGTGGTCCGGGATTATCGCAATTATGTCTTGCTCTGTATGATCTGCGACGAGCTGGATCATCTCTTTTAATCTCCATATTAGGATCACCAAAATTAACTTTTACAATGTTGCCTTTATCATTTTTTACATAAACACTGAATTTTTTGGGACCATTTGGAGTTCTTGTTGGTTTGTTTAATTTGACCTTTTTACCATTTTTTTCTTCTGCTATAGTTTTTTCATTCTCGTCATAAACTATATTAGCCTCAATTTCCCATACAAACTCATTCCATTCATCATCCCAATCACAATTAGAAGCCAATAAATTATCCTGAATTTCTTCTAATATTGAAGACTTGCTTTTTTTCTTTGTTTGTCCTAAGCAAATAGCAACACGCTGTTTTGTGTCAGGGTAGTCTTTTTTCATAGTCTCGTCACCCATGCAACGAGATACGAATTTTTGTTTATCTTCGTCTTTATTTATTGATGGAATTGGCATATAATATCTCCTACTTAGAAATACACCTCACAAGTTGTTGAGCAGCATTCTCCCAAGAATACTTTTTAGCCGTTTCTATTCCGCGAGGATTGGTATTTATTCTATTATTATAAACAAATCTCATATGATCAATAATATTTTCTATCTGATTATTTCCTAATTTAGCCCAATTCCCCTGACCTTGAAATGCTTTTCCATCAAAAGCTTTTTCTGTCTCGTCAATATTGACCAAATAACAGTTATCCTGTGTGCAAAACTCTGTGTGTGCAGAATAGTTGGTCGCTATGGCCGGTTTTCCCATACTCATGGTTTCTAACAGTTCCAAATTCCATCCTTCTGCTCTTGACGGATATAATCCACAATCAGCATCCGCTATTAATTGAGCTATTTCTTCTTGAGTTTCAAATCCATCAAATAATTTTACTCTATCTGAACCATACATATTTTTCCATTGTTTTAGTTCATCAGCAGATGAATACGAATTGGTTTTTTCTGATGCTAATATCCATAGTTCAACATCTTTTTGATCTGGAAAAGCCTCATTAAATAAAGAGAATAAAATATCGTGTCCTTTACGAACTTCCCATTTGCCTATATTTAGAAAAACATATTTATCATCTGATCTAGTTCTTTTGATGGTATTATTAAAAATATTTCTATTAACTCCTAACGGAACAACAAATGATTCAGATTCTATACCGTTTTTGAGTAGAACTTCCTGACCCCATTTACTGCTAACACATATTCCATCTGGAACTTTTAAATTAATTTTTTCATATTCATTAAATGTATCTAACTCAAAAAAAGGATAAGCAATATACTTGCCTCTACCTATATGCTCTAGTAAATCAAATTGATGCCATATCTTAAAATTAACAGCATTAATGTCTGGACTCATCCTGTTCTTTAGCAAAGAGAGGATGAAGTCGTGATCTTCTTGGTTATTTACTGAAGGTTGTCCTATTGGATAGTAAGTTACATCTGCTATCTTTGATAGTTCTCGTAAAATGTTGACCGAGGCTAATCCGTAACCCGTGTTATTAACTGGACTTGAATAATTGATTTTCATTTTTTGTATATCTTATTGTGGGTATTGTTGTTTGTAATTTTATTGCATATTTGTATAAAATAGTCTAGTGGGAAATCGCTTTTCATGCGTTGGATATCTTTATGAAGCCATGCTACATTGTTTTTGACATATGGTTTAGAGGAATCTATTCTGTCTAAAGATGCTGTATGATTATGAACATTTATTTTTTGTCCACTAATATAGCATTGATGGTTTTGTTGTATCAGCAGAGTATCTAACATGTCAATATTTAAATTAAATTTTAAATTTCTTTTTTTAGCATTAAGCTTGATTTGAGAAAAATAAGTTTTTGTAATATTTTTAGTCCCTTTATATGATGGATGTTCAATACCACTTTTACTAGAAAAACAATTTCTACATGTTTTAATTTTACCAAAATGATGTGTCGATATGTTACTAATAATACCGCAATCGCATTTCACCATTATTTGTGTATGGTCTTTAGAACTATTAACATAATCAATAATAGTTAAATTATATTTTTTATCACCACTTTTATATTTTCTATATTTTATTTTAGCATTACATTTTTTGCATAATGTTAATTTTTTTAATCCTCCAGTAGGTTGTTTTTTTACAGTTCCACAGGAGCACATAACATCTACATACCATATTTTATTTATTAAGTATGGTTCTGATATAACTACATAATTTTTAAACTTATCATTAATTTTAGGTATAATTCTATTCATAAAGCTTTGTCTCCTTATATAGTTTATACACCAAAAGTTGGATTTTTGTTGGAATGAATTTGATTAACTATACAGAACTGTCCACATTTGCTCATATGCTTTATAGAATCTGATCCGATATAGCAGCAACAGGATCTGATTCCTCCAAGTAATTCTTGAATAACTTTATCTAAAGTACCCTTATAGGTAACACTAATTTTTGTTCCTTCACTAGCCCTATAGTTTTTAAGATTATTTTCATAAAGCTCTTGTGAATAATGAGTGCTCATTCCATAATATGTAAATTGTGTTTTTCTTTTTATGTTATTATTTTCTGGATCTATTGGTTGCCAAAATCCAGGAGCAGATGATCCTGCTTCAACTAAATATTCGTATTTCCATTCGCCCTCACATTCTTCAACTCCAGAAAAATATCCTCCTAACATTATAAAATCAGATCCAGAACACAAAGCTTTACAAACATCTCCAATATTTTTATGCCCACCATCTGAGCAAATCAGTCCAAGTTTTTTATTGCCATTTTGAAGACCATGAGCGACATATGAGTTTTCTAAACAACAACTTAATTGAGGTAAACCACAACCTGTGATAAATCTTGTAGTACAGGCTGAGCCTCCACCAATGCCACATTTAACTATATCTACTCCTCCATAAATAATAAGTTCTTGTGTAGAAGAAGTGTTTGTAACGTTTCCGGCTATAATGATGGATTCTGGAAAATTTTCTCTGACTTTCTTGCAGTATTTAACAAAGGCGTCCATGTGTCCATTTGGAACATCAATACATATATTAGGTTGTTTACCAAGTTTTTGTTTTAACTCTAGAAGATGGTTTAGATCACTTTTTTTATATCCTATAGAAATAAAAGTATAATTAATATTATCTGGATTTTTATTAAAATAATCGTTTAGATCATTAGTGTTATGATATTTATGTAGGCATGCTATCATTTTATGTTTAGCCAACACTTTTGCAATACCGAAACTGCAAAAACTCATATTGGCACATATAATAGGAATACCAGCCCATACCCTTGGAGAATGATAAAATTGAAATGTTCTTTCTAGATTAATTTGAGATCTACTGGTAAGTGTTGATCTTTGTGGTACTATTAGAACATCATCAAAGTCTAATTTAATTTCATTTATAATTTTTTGCATTATATTCCTTTTAGATACTTGTCAGTATCATAGCATTTCCATTTTTTAAAATCTTCAAATCCTTGTTCACCAACACAAATTTTTGGTCCGGTAACTATTCCTTTTCCTTTGTAGTGAGTCAGTGCTGCTAATATGGCGCATATATGATCCGTGCAATCTACAATAAATTTTATTTGACCTGATTTAACATAATATTTTGGCATTTTACACCGAAAAAAAATACCATCTTTTATGAGAATCTATATTTTCAGAAGTATTAATATGCTGTAAATAGCTTTTGATTTCATCCCATGTAGAGAATATCATCTGGTGAGGTATTGTTCCAAATAGCCAATCTGGAGTATGATTCTTTCCTTGAACCATATGAATAATTATTGGTTTTTTTTGACGATTAGCCCAGAAAATTTCTTCAAGAGTTCCACATGGATGAGTATTAAGGTCCAAATTAACTATGAGAAAATCACTAATGTCTACAAGCCTCAGATCAACAGAACGAATAGTTTTCATCATGGCAGTTAATTCGTCGTATCGTGCTTTTTCTTTGAGCTTGGTTTTTATAGCATGAGTGTCTTTATCTTCTAATCCTATATCTGTTGGTTTACTAATAGGATTAAAAACTACTATGCCAAGTTCATTAAGAAATGGAGTGATATTATCTCTCCATGTTGAACCTCTATCTGGAACTCTATCCATTGCTCCAGCAAGATATACTCTTTGATTTTTTAGTCTTTCCATTAATATTTATCGCAAAACAAAAATGTAAATATATTTTTTGATGATTTAACAGAATAGCCCGATCTATCTGTCATTTCTTTGATTCCAGAAATTATTCCACCAATTAGGGATATTGCCAAACATAAAATAATAAAACTATCCATTGTCATTCTCCAAATAGGGTATGTATTTTTTTCTCATTTGCTGAACTTCAGCAACCATCTCCAACAACGTTTTTTGATCAGTCGATCTACCCTTTGGGTTGTGGTAGTACAAGCCAACAGGGTGATTGACCAACTGTATCTTAGCACCTCCGACGCAGGAACGCAACCACATATCTCCATCAGAAGCCGTCTTATATGATTCGTCAAAGTATCCAAATCTATCGTGTAAATTCTTTTTCCATAACGGCATACAATGAGGACTGTTATTCATTAATAAGTTTTTTAACGAATGAGGTAAGCACGGATAAAAATTAGAGTAATTATTATTTTCATATTTTTCATTAGCGATTGTTGATACGTATGTTAGTCCGTATGCTACGTCTAAATCTGGATCTCTATCAAAACACTTAACCAGTATTTCAAAACTATTTATATTTTTTCTATCGTCAATATTCCAGTTTCCTATTAAATTTGATGAGCACATTTTAATAGCCATGTTCCATGCTGCATATAAACCAGGGTCACTATCTAATCTAAGATATTTTATATTTGAATATTGTTCAGTTAATGGTAATATAAACTCTTTTTCATTTTCTGGAGAAGCACAGTCTAAAAAGATGAATTCAATATCATTAAAGATAGATTGTTTCAACATATCTTCTATATATCCTTGAACAAATTTTTCCCCTTTGTATAAGGAGCAAAAAGAAGAGCATTTATATTTAGTCATGATGAAAGACCAGTTTTGTATTACCTTCTTGACAATTTTTATCAATTAATTTATAATCATATTTTTGTAATAGATTAATTATATTTGACTGCTCTGTTTCTTCTGGTATATTTAAAAAGTTATAGTGACATTCTACTTCTATCATTTTAAATAATCTTTTATTAAAATTTATACCATTTAGCACATTTAACTCATAACCCTCAACATCTAAATAAAAACTATCTATTTTAGAGATACTATTTTCTTCTAATATAGAATCAAGTGTTCTGGCAGGAACCTTGATAGTTGTAGAGTATACCTCGCTTGTGTGTGGCAATATCGAACACATGGCTAAGAAAGAATTATGTATATTTATAGGTATATCTGATTCTGTATAATCAAAATCAACCAATGCACAATTATAAACAGACGTGTTTGACCTATGTCTAATGCAATGACTATACAATAATGGTATAGGCTCTATTAAAATTCCATGATATGCTTCATTATTTTGTAAATGTAAAGATCTGGATTGAAATATTCCATCATTGGCACCAGCTTCTATATATATTTTTTTATTGTTCATTTGTATTATCTTTTATTATATTGATCCAGTAGTTTGTATTTAATAATTCTTCATTAAAATTTTTAGATTGACATTCCTGATATTTCTGCATGATCAGGTCATAATCTAATAAGTCTCTAATATTATTTAATAGTATAATTGGTAATTGTTTATAAAGCTCGTATATTTTATATTCTCCAACAACTATTGTTATTGGTATCTGTCCGCAGTAAAGAGTCTCCCACAGCCTATGAGTGTCAACTCCATTTCCTGCCGGACAAACAACCATTTTGTAGTCAGTAATCTTATTGAAGAACTGCGATAGACTAAGATTTGGCTCCTCCCAGTCTATAAAAGAAGAATCTATGCAATATTTTTTAACTATTGACCTATAATTATAGTTGGTATTAATATTAAAATTAGCATATATTAATTTAGTTGGATTATTATTGTTTATAGAATTTAGTAATTGTTCTTTTTCTGAAGCTCTATCAAAATAACCTATTCCATGAGCATCTCTAACAGAAGGAATTTTGTTTTCTAATCCTATGGGAATAGGATGAAGAATTTCAGAATTAGACATAGCATTTTGAGCATACCAAGCAACAATATTTTTTGGAGCCAAAGATACTATTTCATCAGTAATAGCATAATCTGAATTGCCAGTAATTAGTGTAACAGGATGGTCTAATTTCGATATGTTTTTAAAATCCTCCAGAATATAATCTGTTTTGCAAAAAAAAATATTTTTTTCATCATGAAGGTGTGAAAATTTATTTATCTCTATCCTATCAATATTTTTCATAAGATTTTTCTTCTATAATTTCTGAAGACGATATATAATTGATTTGTTTTTTTATGTCTGATCTTTCATCATTTGTTTTATAGACATTTCGGGCTAATTGTATAAAATCATCATCAAATTCTTGGTTTTTTTCTTTTATACGAATTTTGTCCTCAATATCCCACAGTTTCTGATTCACTGATTGCAATGTGTTATATAATCTTTGCAAAGAGTATTTTTTGATTATCTCTTTAACAATAGACGATAGAGTATTAATTTCAGTCTTAATATTATCTAGTTTATTAAAATCGGTAATTTGATCTTGTTTTATGATTAATATAGAAAATTTATCTAATATCTCTCCATTTGATACTAATATACTATAGTTCATATGTTGTCTTTGTTCTCTATTATCATAAATCCATTACGATCATCAGAATCTATAAGAATATTATATTTATTTTGATTATTTAGGATATCTAGTTTTATATATTTGCATTTTTGCATTCTTGTATCGTCTAATGCTATGACTTTGGATCTGTCTTTGAGTAGCATCCATTCTGAGTATGTGGAGAATTCTCCGCCATCTAAAAGTAAAAAGTCTATGTTGGATGGAATCTGGTCTAGAACATTCGGGCACTGCTCCATATTTTTTATGTCTGCCTCAAGCCAAGACTTTTGCTGTTCTATGGTAAATGATTCATCGCTCATGGGGCTTAAGTCAAGAAATTTAAATATATCAGACTGCTCTATAATTCGACCATAAATTAAATTTACATACTTAGTGTAATTTTGTAAGTTGTTTTTAGCAACGAGGTGGAAATCTCTGTTTGTTTCTAGAGTTAGAAAATAGCAATCTAGATTATTGTTGATTATATTATCAATGATTCTTTTAGTAGAACCAAGACCTTTCCATGTTCCAATTTCTACTATGGTTGTGGGTCTATATTTTTTAATTGTAAGACCTATATTATCTGCAAATAATGATCCTTCTAATATTTGTCCATTAATTGTCATAGTTCACAATAATCCATTTATAGGAAACTTCAAATGAACACGGGTGCTTTCTAACATCATGGTAGTATAGTTTGGTGGTGGTGCAAGGCATCGAGTCTATAAGATGGAATAATGAACTATTAATACAATGAATTTCTTCAGCATTTTGTATTAAGTCAATGTAGGACAATAGATTATTTGTATCTTCTTTTTTAACATAAACTTTTGGAAGATCACTTTTTACAGCAAGATCGAATACTCCGTCACTACTCTGATTATGAACAAAAATATATTTGTGACCTGGGGGTTGCAGAATAGGGTTTGGTTTAGATCTGGGCAATTTGAAAAATCGATATCTTTCTACAAAATCTATTCCAGTTTGTTTATAAAAAGATTTATCCCAATTATTTGGATCGCAATATTGAAATCCTATTCGCAAAATTGTTTTATTATGAGATATTCCATATTTATCAACTGCTTCTAGTTCATTACCATTATACTCAATTGGAACCACATTGACTTTATTATTCTCAGAGTATAGACATTCTACTGTTGGTAAATTATGTTTTTTGCATATCAAATCTATGCTATCTGTATTCTGTTTAGCAATAAAATTTACTAGACCATTACACACAAAATGGTCGCCTAGTCCAAGATGATGATGTATGATCATTTTTTATCTTTAATTTGTTTAAGAATATTATTTGCTAATCTGGGAATTTTACATCCATGCAAAATATAGAATTTAACAGGACAGTCATTTTTTAAATATGATTCATATAATTCTACATTGTTCATATCATTATCTATATATGCTTGAATTAAAGTAGAATTTGGTATATGATTATATCCGAGATCTTTATTAGCTTCGTATTTTGTTAATAGGGCATTTAACAGACCTTCGTCTTCAATATACGTACTTTTTCCTTGTTCATGAAAAGTTTTTAAACTATTAACCAATTCAGAAATGAACCATTTGTGATGAGGAGCAACCAATCCACAGGCATATACCCATTTCATTTTAGGTTTATTATTTGAAAATATTTTATATAACTGTTCTAAATTACTTTTATGAATAGGGTTTTCAAATGGATTGTGCGGATGTTTTGCTAAAAGCGGGAACTGAGATTGTTGTATTTTGATTTCATTAGTTTCAAACAGCTCATCAACTTCTTTTGTTACAACCATGTCACAATCAAGGATAGCACAAATATCATATGGATTATCTAATAACGATAACCATTTAACCATACATATTGAATAAAAATTAAGATTATCAACATTTATTGTTTTACTTATAACTTTATCACTATTAAAATTGTGTTCAAAATTTATACAATTAATAGTTATTGGATATTTGCTAAAAGAAATAATAGAGTCTACTAGAGTTTCAGCTAATGGTAACCAGTTTTTGGTTACAAACGTATTAAATCCGTAGTTTTTAATCATGATATGTATTTATAATAATCAGGATGTCTATTATCGTTTTCATCAAATACATCTCCAACAAATTCCCCGTTTATTCGTTCTGTTGGGAATGGTTTTTTATCAAAAAAGGGATCATGAACTATTTTATCGTCGCTAATAATTGGATATAAAACTTTACCAAAAAACTCATAATCTGTCCCGTATCTGTTCGTCTTATCAAAAGAGTTTAACAATTTCCTCATATCATACTTATCATTTTTCTTATAACCCCACATTCCTCCCAAAATAGGAAATCCATGATGAGGATGATCTCTCATTATATGAAAAGTTTTATCTGATGATAGCCACTCATCAACAGCATATTTTTCTCTCATAGAAATTCTAGAATCTGAGTCTCTGAATATGGAAACATCAACCATAGGATCGTAGGATGTTTCAAATCTCCAGAACATAGAACTCCAATCTCCAGGAGATTCTTTATAAAAGACCGTTATGTTTGGAATTAGTAATAGATTTTTCCAAACGACATCTGGAACAGATGATCCTAAGAAAAAATACGCTTCCCATCCAGGATATATTTTATGTAATAGTTCTGCATTACGCATAGCTCCAAATGTATATTTTTTATTATCGCCCCACAAACTAAAGCTAATAACCTTTTTCATAGATTTATTTTTTAGGAGGATAATTATATACTGTTACAAAAAACTTACCCCAGATATCTTCTATAAGATCTGTTATAAAATCCCAATTGCCTCCAGCGAGTCCGCTTCCGAACTTAGGGCAATGAATTTCAATTTTCTCGCTCTTATTTAAGAAGCCTGTGTTAGTATGAATATGCTGGGATAAAGAGTTCATAGATTTTACTAGTGCTAAATAGTTTAATGGCCTAATGTTTGTACTACTCTTAATTCCATTTTGGCCTATCATATTAACAAAACATAGTTTATGTCTATATTTATCATTCTCATATACTTTAACAATTTGAGAATATCCAAGATTGGTTTTTAAGAAACTTTTACCAAGCAAATGATAATTTTCTTTAACTATCGGGTATTTTATGGCGACCTGAGCAGCAAATCCCGCCCCAAACAAATCAATATTGTTACAAACATGAGGAACAAATACTGTTGCTCCTTCATTTCCTGTAGTTACTCTGTCTCTGACCATTTCAAATAGATCATGATTGGAATAAACTATATTAGTAGGACTATTTTTTTTATTTATTGTTTTAATTACCATTTTATCCTCTACTTATTTTTGGCCACTTACCAGCCGGACATTCTTGATCTGCCCAAGCAAGTTTATTTAAAAACTTACTCTTCTTGCTAATAGCACAACCACATATGTTACATTCTGATCTTTCTTTATTAAAATCAGAACAATCCATACATATAGAGTATCTGTCTAAAATTTCAGATTGGGTGGTTTTAGGAAAACCATGCCATACATGAAAAAATAAAGATTTAAGAAATGTCTGTAGTCGAATTAGCAACATCTTTTATTCTTTCTTTCATTGCTATAATATTATTATCTTTATCTAGTGTGAACACATCAATGGGATCAATTATATCATTAGACTTGACCCATTTCGATAATCCATCAGATAAACATACTGCTAATTTATCACCATTTCTCTTAAAGTCTGCTGTTAAAATAAAATACTTACCAGCAATAGTAAAGCATTCACCGGTAGATATTTCTTCTAAATATTTCATATAATTAATGATTATAAAATCTATCCCAATTTTCCCATTCTTCATCGTCGAAACTCTCTTTGAGTTTCTTTATTTCTTTTTTGGCATTATTTTTATTAATCAACTCATCATCCAGCATATTCCTTTTGATGTGCTGTTTCTTAACCTTTTGCCTTCTTTCTGGCTTTTTATCGCTATTCTCGTCGTCTAAATTTCTCATTTCATCTCTCAAGTAAATTGACCCATACCATTGTATTATAGGTCGAGTGGAATGGATGTCAACCGCTCATGATAAGATTTTTTAGCCTTGACCATGAGGCGATTTATGATTATATATTATGCAGAGCGGGTGGATATACTATAATACATACTTAACTATGATAAACTCTACTATCGTGACCGGCATATGGGATCTTGGTAGGGATAATCTATCTGATGGATGGGGAAGATCCTTTCAGCATTATGTTGATAATTTTATTATTCTGCTCAAATCCTTAAAAGATGTTCCACTAATAGTATTTATAGACAAAGAACACGAACATATCGTCTGGGAACATAGAGATAAATCTAATACTGTTATTTATCATCATTCTAAAGATCAATTTAAGGGATCATTTTTCCCATTTTTCGATAGTGTCCAAAAAATAAGATTAAATAAAGAGTGGCAAAATCAAGTAGGATGGCTTAAAGATAGCACACAGTGCGTCATGGAGCTATATAATCCTATGGTTATGAGTAAAATGTTTCTTTTGCATAATGCTAAGTGTTTTAATCCTTTTAATACAGAGTATTTATTCTGGTTAGATGGAGGAATAACAAATACTGTTCATTCTGGATATTTTAGTCATGATAATGTAATAGAAAAAATAGAAAGTATAGTTGATAAATTTTTATTCGTTTGTTTTCCATATGAAACAAGCTCTGAAATACACGGATTCAAGATAGACAAAATGAAGGAATACTGCCATAGTGATAGTGTTAATAGGGTAGCTAGAGGTGGATTTTTTGGTGGACATATAGACTACATATCAAAGGCAAATGAGCTATACTATTCTCTGCTAAATGATAGTCTTAATTCTGGTTTAATGGGTACTGAAGAGAGTATCTTTACCATAATGACCTATCTTGATCCGGATGTTTTTAAATATGAAATGATAGAAGATAATGGATTAATATCTACATTTTTTGAAAAAGTAAAAAACAACGTAACCATAGTACAGGATATTGGTAAGCCAAACAGGAAAAAACATACTAACAATAATAATATATTGTATATTAATGCATTTAATTCTCCAGAACAATTACAAATGGTCTTAGATAGTTTTGAAAAACATGATCAAAACTTTTTAAATAAAACAAGAAAAATACTATTAAATAATACAACTAAAGAAGAATTATTTGAAAAATATGATAGTATAACTAAAAAATATAATTTTGAAGAAATAAGACATGGCAATAAAGGGATATGTCGTTCTAGACAGATTGCAGCAGAACACTTTGCTGATAGCGGATCAAAGTATATGTTCTTTTTTGAAGATGATATGCTTTTGGATTTTGAGAACAGATGCCCTTTTGGCTTTAACAAAAGAGTAGACAATCTTTTTAGCGTTGCTATAAAAATTATGGAGAATGAACACTATGATTTTCTCAAATTGAGTTTTAGTGAGTTTTATGGAAATAATTCTGACCAATGGAGTTGGCATAATGTTCCTTCAGAAAAAAGAATGAAATTCTTTGGAAGGGGGAATAAAAAACCTCCAACAAAATTTCATCATATAAAATCTTATAATGGAAATCCTTATGCTGAAGGAGAAGTTTACTACTGTAATTGGCCCCATATTATAGATCAAGAAGGCAATCAAAAGCTTTTCTTAGACACAAAATGGGAAAATCCATTTGAACAAACATGGATGAGTCATATATATACATTAACTATTGAAGAAAAAGTTCGTTCCGCAATATTATTATCTAGTCCTATAACACATAACAGAGTACATTTTTATGAAGCGCAAGAAAGAAGAGAAAATTAAGACGGATCGTAAGAATACTATTTTCGTTCAAATAGCTTCTTACAGAGATCCTCAATTGTTGCCAACTCTTAAAGACATGATAGATAAAGCCGACCATCCCGAATTATTAAGGTTTGCTATATGCTGGCAACACTGTGATAAGGACGAATGGGATAATTTAGATGAATTTAAAAATGATCCAAGATTTAAAATATTAGATATTAATTATCTTGAGAGCAAGGGTGTGTGTTGGGCAAGAAACAGTGTTCAATCATTATACGGAGGAGAAAAATATACTCTTCAATTAGATAGTCATCATAGGTTCGTTGATCATTGGGATACCGAGCTAATTAATATGTTAAAGGATTTGCAAAAAGATGGATATAATAAACCACTAATTACAGGATATATTCCAAGTTTTGATCCAGATAATGATCCTGGTGCCAGAGTTAATGAACCATGGAAAATGAATTTTGATAGATTCATTCCAGAAGGTGCCGTTTTCTTTCTTCCTGCATCATATGAACCTCATGACGATATTAGCAAGCCTCTTCCTGCCAGATTTTATAGTGCTCATTTTGCTTTTACTCTAGGAGAGTTTAGTGTTGAAGTTCCTCATGATCCAGAGTACTATTTTCATGGTGAAGAGATTAGTGTAGCAGTTAGGGCGTATACATGGGGGTATGATCTTTTTCATCCTAATAAAGTAATATGCTGGCATGAATATACCAGAAAAGGAAGAACAAAACAGTGGGATGATGATAAAGATTGGGCTCAGAGAAATAATTATTGTCATTTAAAAAATCGTAAACTTTTTGAAATGGATGGAGAAAAACGAGATATAGACTTTGGAAAGTATGGATTCGGACAAGTAAGAACATTAAGAGATTATGAAAAATATAGTGGACTATGTTTTGGCAAAAGAGCAATTACTAAAAGAGTTATTGATCGAAAACCGCCCCCAGACCCAGAAACAACAAATTTGTCAGATGAAGAATTTGATAGTAAACTATTAAGAATATTCAAGCACTGCATAGATATTCAATATGATCAAGTTCCAGAGAATGATTATGATTTTTGGGCTGTTGCTTTCAAGGACGAACATGGAGAGGATATGTATCGGCAAGATGCTGACGCTAATGAAATATTATCTATGAAAAATGATCCAGATAATTATTGTAAAGTATGGAGAGAATTTCAGGCCGAAAAACTTCCTACTAGTTGGATAGTATGGCCCCACAGTATTAAAAAGGGTTGGGCAGATCCAATAACCGGGAATTTATAATCATGGATTACAACTCTCATATAAAACGATGGGATGATCATCATTGTTCACAGCATGTAGAACCATTTTTATGTGGCATATCTAATATCTTAAAATCTTATTATAAAACAGATCCAACTATATATATAGATATTGGTGCTAATGTTGGAAAAGTATATGACTTAATTCAACAAAAATCTATTTTAAATATTGAAAAAGCATATTTATTTGAAGGTAGTCCTAGATTATCTCAATATATGGAAAATAAGTATTTAAATGATAATGTAGTGTCTGTATTTAATGATATAATTTTAGATACTAATACAGACATTAATTTTGATGATGAATATATGGACTATCATATATCTAAAAATGAAGAATATATTAATTTTGGATTATCAAAAACTAATCCTTATAAAGATATTAACAAGAGAAAAAGTAGAAAAATTTCAGATTTTTTAAAAAAATACAATTTATTAAATAAAAAAATCTTTATAAAGATAGATACTGAGAATAGTGATATTTTAATTTTAAAAGATATATTATCTATAATAAATATTTTAACATATAAACCTATTATTGAATTTGAAATTAATTATACGTGTGGTGGACATACCACCGAATTTGCTCAATCAATTCTTGATGACTATTCTAATAAGTATAACTATGAACATATTAATATTTCAGAAATACGTGGAGACGGCCTATTAGTGCCTAAACAATAACATGAATAATATCGCCATATACGGATCTCATAATGGCGGAATCGCTTTTAGAGACGGTTCTAATTATAGAGTAATTGAAATAGAAAGATTTATTAATAGAAAAAATTATGGATTAACTCAATATCTATTATGTCATCATAATAAATTTATTCTTCAAGAAATGCTAAATTATATCAATGCTCATTTTAATATAGATTTAAATTTTGATACTGTTATATATTCTAATACTGATGTAGTATATGGAGATGAGTATTTGCATTATGAAAAATTTATAAATGCAAAAGAAAGAGTATCTTGTTTACATCATCATGCTCATGCTTCTAGTACATTTTATCAGTCTCCCTTTCAAGAGTCTTTAGTTATTAGTTATGATGGTGGTGGTAGTGATGGATTCTTTAATATATTTTATGCTACTAGAGAAAATAGTGTAAAAAATATTAAACGTGTTGAAATTGATTTTGGATTTGCATATATGTCTTTTGGGCATTTTCTATCTCCTATAAAATTTGAATCAGAATTAGGAATGGGAAATCTTGTTTATTCTGGAAAACTTATGGGCTTATGCGGATATGGCAAGACTAATAATGAATGGCTACCATATTTTAAAGAATATTACTACAGTAAACCTGATGGTGGAAATTACTTATCAAAAATCAATACTATAGTAGGATCTAATATTGGAGTTGTTTTCACAACAGATAATAGGCTAGATGGTCAAATTGCTTTAGATATAGCTGCCACGTCCCAGACCGCATTTGAAGAAGTATTTTTTGAACTAATAACTCCAGTTGTTAATGAATATCCAGATATTCCAATATGTCTAACTGGAGGATGTGCTCTGAATGTGGTATGTAATACCAAAGTTAAAGATTTATTTAGTAGACCCACATTTGTTGCACCAAATTCTAATGATTGTGGATTAGCTCTTGGAATGTTATTAGATCATGAGAAACCTAAAGATCAAGTTGATGTAACATATGGAGGTTTGCCAGTTTTAGATCCTTATAATCTTTATGAGATAATAGAAATTAGACACTCCTCAAAATACAGCCACGAGAAAGCTGCTAAACTATTAACTAATGGTAATATAGTTGGTTTGATACAGGGCAACTCTGAACATGGGCCTAGAGCATTAGGCAATAGAAGTATTTTATGCAATCCATCCATTCCTAATATGAAAGATATTTTAAATGAAAAAGTAAAAAAGAGAGAGTGGTTCAGACCATTTGCTCCGGTAGTTAAACTAGAAGATGCTAATAAGTACTTTGAATTTGATGGAGAAAGCAGATTCATGAGTTACTATGCAAAAGTTAGACCAGAATATAAAGATCGGTTGGTTTCCGTTACTCACGTTGATGGAACCGCCAGACTACAAACTGTTACAAGAGATCAGAATTCTTTTATATATGATCTATTAACAGAGTTTGAAAAAGAATCTGGCATAGGAGTTTTACTTAATACATCATTTAATGTTAATGGCAAACCACTTATAAACACATACAAAGATGCAATTTATATGTTAGAAAATTCTGGATTAGATAATATTTTTACTGATAAATTTATTATTTATAAACTATGAAACCCAGAATAATAGTACATAATCCAACTAACTTTATAACAAAAAAATACAGATACTATAATATTTTTTTTGATAATTTAGTTTCTAATCTTAGAGATAAATTTGATATTATTGAAAATAGATACTTTATTAATTGTCATAAAGAAAGATACCCTGTTAAACTCCTTTACGATAATGAATATGAATCAATTTCTCATTCTACAATAATGCTAGAGTGTGAAATGATTTTAGAAAATTATGACTCTAAACAAATAAAAATACTATCTGTAAGTGATTATTTTAGTGATATTAATCTTGGATTATTTAATAACGAAAGAGCAAAACCATTTGTAAGCAAAGTGCTTATATCTCAATTTAATCGTAAAGAGATATTACATCATTGTTATGACAAAAATATAGAAAATATTTATAGTCCTTGGATATATTTTCCCTCTAATCTATATGATTTAAATGCTCTATATAATCGGCGCAAAAAAATATCATCATTTATTGATAAGTTCTATTTTAGAGGAACGGGCCTGGAACATAGGCCAATGATAAAATATTTTAATACTGATTTATTTTATGGAGGAAACTCTATAGGAAATTTTGATAACTATTCTAATGAATTAATAAATTATAAGGTTGGATTTTCTTGTGCCGGGTCCGCCCAGATATGCTATAGAGATATAGAATATATGGCTATGGGAATCCCTATGTTACGATTTGAATATACCAACGAAATGAGTCCTAATCTCATACCTAATTTTCACTATATTTCTGCTGGTCCACCAATAGAAAATAGAGAAGAACATAGTGCCACACAAGATCAGGCTAAATTAATTGAAGAAAGATTTTTACAAATTAAAGAAGATAAAAACTTTTTAGATTTTATTTCAGATAATGCTAGGGAATATTATTTAAGATATATAGATGGTAATAACGGAATAGAACACACCTGTGGCCTGTTAAAATTAAATAATTGGTAAAATAATAGCATAAAACGTCATATTTAATAGGAATAGCTATAAATTTAATTAGTATCGCATCTTGTCTTTTTGGCCACTTTGATATACTATATAAGTGACACAAGGAGAAAAAATGTTACATAAGTCAATTTTTATTTTAATTCTGCTCTCTGTAAATCTTAATGCTCAACACTGGGACAATCCAGAGAATCAGATGTTGTCTGATAGTATGAGTAGTTTTTTTTATTATTCTAATAATACAAGTGTTCCATTTTCTGATCCTAGATCCTTAATGGACACAGAGAGACGATCAAGAATATCCGATAATTATCATGACCAATCAGAATACGAATTAGAAATGAATAGACAAAGGATGCAGATGGAGAATACTCAAAATCGTCGCAGACTATATAATCCTAATAAACCATCTTATAATAACTATAATTCAAATTATAAATTACATTATTTACATCGACAAAATCTAAAATAATTTTAATGGATTTAAGACTCCATATCCTTGGTATTTTTTAATACCCTTGTATCTTGGATTTTTCAGATCAAAACAATTGCTTTTGAAAACCTCTATATAATCATTATGAGTTTTTAAATTATACTTTTTATGTTTATTATTATAACTTAATAGTAATGATGCACATCCTACGGCAAATGGATTGCTCATACTGGTTCCGCTCATAAGAGCATATCTTCCACCTGGAATACATCCTAAAATATTATGTCCAGGAGCTAAAAAATCTAATGATTCACCACTACAAGTAAAACTGGTTCTATCAAGATTCTCGTCTATCGCACCAATACTTATAGTTTGTTCATATTTAGCAGGATACATGATGTCCGCATTCTCTCCACTATTTCCAGCAGCACAGAATACAACACATCCTTTAGAGTTAGCATAGTTAATTGCTTCTTCTAGTGAACTTACTCCTCTTGGAGATCCTAAACTCATTGTAATAAAATTAACATTTTGATCAGCCGCCCATATAACTCCTTTAGCAATATTGTCTATACTCCCAGTGCCATTTCCGTCTAATGATTTTACTGGTACTATTTTTGTTCTTGGGGCTATGCCCACCATTCCTGTACTATTATTAATAGCGGCTATTGTTGAAGATACGTGACTTCCATGACCATTATCGTCTTGAGGAGACTTATTTGAATCAACAAAATTTTTACCCTCTAATAAATTATCTTTTAAATCTGGATGATTCAAATCACACCCTGTATCAACAACAGCGACAACCACCCCATCTCCATCGGTTTTAGTCCATAAATCTGGTATATTAAACTTTAATAGTTCCCATCCATATTCTTGAGAACCGTCAGATGATAATCCGTGAAGTTCTTCTGTTACATATGGTAGTAAGCTTATTTTATTTTTTTTCATTCTCATTTATAGTACTTTCTATCCAGTTTATATGTTGACTAATTCTAGTATGACCACTTTCATCATTATGATTTGAATCAGTATGTCCATCTGTTGTCATAACACATGAAGTAATTCCGGCTAATTTTTTATCAATAAATAATCCACCTCCGCTGTCTCCACTTGCTATTAAAAACTCCATAGCAGTATTGCTATCTTTTAAATCACAGGTCAGCAGATGTCTCTCAATGCCCATGATCCTATTAGATCCGCCTCTTTTTTTACGATCTCCTATCTTTGCCCCGGTCTCAAATGTGCCAGTTATGCCATAACCGGCCAATGCACAAATTTTACCAACCTCGTCTGATTCTGTATAAAATTCTGGATAAAAATCTAATCCTATATCCTCATCACAATAAGCTAAACCAATATCATAATATCCAAAATTATTACTTTCAAATTCCTTATGAGGAATAAATACTGAAACATTAATTTTTTTATCATCCACTGTTACTGTACAAGTTTTAGCTCTTTTAATAACATGAGCAGCCGTTAATATCCAGTGAGGTTTTATAGCAACAGCAGACGCACAATACAATTGATTATCATCCTCTACGCCGCATATTGCTACAACACATTTAAATTTAGATCCATAGTTCAGATAGTGTTCATCACTAATACTTGGATCTCTAGTTCCCGCTAAACTTATTGAGTATCCAATAAAAGCAACGATTAAATAAAGGATAGTCTTCATTGCTCTGAGTCCTTATTTGATAAGGTCGATTCTTTACCTTCTTTAAATACACCCTACTATCATTAATAACATCAATATTCCAACTATTCCAATCCATTAAATGACCAATAGTGAAATGGCAACTCTTGCATAATGTTGTCAAATTTGCAGGATCTAATTCTCTATTCGGATTAATATGATATGGTTCAATATGATGAACTTCTAGTTTGTCTTTTTTACCACAAGCACAGCAACTATTATTGTCTTTAAGATGTTGTTTTCTTACATTGGTCCATTGCGATGATCTGCTAGAGTAAAAATTAAACATATATAAGAATATTCAACTTCCATCATCAATAGCAATAGTATCTACAGTATTAATGCCATTCCTAATTATATATAGTCTACTTTTTGGATATTTTAATATATCAATATTAGAGACTATCATATCACTAATTCCATAACTATTAACATCAATCATATCTGATAGTTTAGTATTTGTATTTAGATCAAATATTTCTATCATCGGGACTGGATTACCAGGCTTAGTACTTGCTAAATATAATAATTGTGTTTGCTCATTAAGAGCCATGTACCCGTTTGCACCAGATAAACTATTTGTGTCCAATGTTCCAATTTCAGTATTAGTAAGAGTATCAATTATAGAAATAAAACTATCAACAGTATCAGCTATATATAATTTTTTACTAAGTTTATCATATGCTGCATATCCATATGCTGAGAATTTAAATTTTGTATAATTACTAACTAATATATTTGTTCCTGCAGAAGACATGGTAGGTATATCAAAAACAACGTATGAGGTAGTTGCATTTCCTTGAATTGTTATATAAAATTTAGAATCAATAATAAATACTTGATAAAAAGTTCCACCCACATTTGATAAAGTTATGGTTTTATGCAAGAAAAGGGAGCCCTGACTGTCTAATAGTCTATATACTTTTATTCCATCAGTAACATATAAATCTACGGTTGATGTTGTTGATTCATCTATTACCATATCTCTACATACTAATCCTAATGGAAATGCTAATCCTCCGTATATATTATATGTATCTTCATCCATTGCTACTATATTATTTCGACAAGCAATATATATATTTTTAAATTGTGAACTCACAACTATTTTAGCAGGATTATCATACGGCAGGATAATATTTTTAATCACCTTATTTGTTAAAATATCTAATATTGTTAATGAATTTAAATTTGTTCCTATAATATAAAGTTTAGTTTTATCAGAAGACACGGCAGCTGATTGTATATTTGATACATTTTGGTTATTTACAGAAATATTACGCTCAAAAATTCTTTTATTAATAGACACGCACTGTATTTTTAATAAATTATTTGATGCTGATTGTACTTGGTAATGACCAGTAATATTAAATTGTTGTTGTGATAATCTGGTATCTATAAATACAATTTCTCCTTCGATAAAAGATATATTATTGCTTGTTGTTGCTGATCCTTTAGTAATACTACCTAATTCTGAGCTACCATTTCTAGAGGTATAAAGATTCGTCCATTTTGCTCCTGAAGTTAATCCAATTATAGTTGTTTGTTGTTCTATTCCATATATCAATCCTTGAAAATTATCTAAACAAGTTCTTATAGGATTAATGGGAACATTTGAAGTATTAATAGGAGTTACTCCTAAACAAGTGTACGACGAAGCAACAGGGCCATTTCCCGCAGAGTCCGATGTAACTGAAGAAGGTAATGTGTTACTTTGTGTTGGGTAAGCCCAATAACCAGCAGTCTGACTGCCCGATTTATAATATGCTGCTTTATACCATTCATCAGGATGCGGTATATGGTATTTTGCATCATTATTCTTAACTACCGCATTTGTATTTGCTCCATTTAATGTATACGCACCAGTTTCTGTAATATTAGCTTTATTATTATGTAACCAATTACAATATCTTGCACACTCAAACCAACTTACTCCAAGCACCGGTTTATTTCCATAATTAGTTTTAATAGTATAGGTATAACTTCCTGAAGTTCCATTTCTATTAATACCAATACCAGTAGTAGCTTCATTATAATAAGTGCTATAAATGTCCGTTCTTGCTACAATATTTAAAAACTCAACATATTCACAGTTAGTTACAAGATATTTTCCAATTTTATAATCATAAGCAACAGCACCAAAACCCACATGGCTTGCTGCATTTTGTCTATCATTAACATTTACAAAATTAGAAAAATTAAATGGATTAGACAAACTTGCAACACGAAAACCAATATAATTTGTTTTTGTATTTGGCGTGGTTACACCGTCACCCTCTCTCCCATTATAAAAAACATTACTTATATAAGTTCCTCCAGCATATCCACGAACACTTGATGACAGACCATAATCAGTCCACTGATATGCATTTCCAATCATATCAAATGCACCATATGCACTTGGTCCACCATTTGAACCTACAGTTGTTACATTAGTTTTTCCATCCCAAAAGGCTTGACTATTATAATTTGCACTATTATTTCCTGGTGGGACAGCACTATTATTTACAGTATTAGGAGGTGTTGTACTTGGTGTTATTGTGATTGTAACGGTTGGAGTAATTGTTGGTGTCGGAGTAGGAGTTGATGAAGTTGTAAATGCTGGAACACTGTTATAAAAAATCTTTGCTCCTGGCTTTGCTATGCTAATATTGGTCTCTACACCCGCTATATCTGTTGGAGTCCACATAAAATCTGCTGGAATATTATTAGATATAGTGCTATCATAAAATGATAATTGATATCTTAATTTTGTCCTAGTTGAATACTGACTTGATACTACACAAGGCAATAGCTGTTCTAATGTATTCATATTATTTACAGTTATAGAGTTAACTGCTATTCTCCACATCATCCACTCGCAAGTTAACATTGATCCGCCATTTATAATAAAATTGGAAATAGCTAACTGTCCATCAATCGGCATAGTGTTTGCAATACTCCAATTATAATTCATTAATGGTATAATTATATCATATGTATTATCTAAAGAAATTCCAGTAAAATTAGACCAATTCTCACTAGTATAAGTTATGTCACTAGAAATAGTACTAAGCACAGAACCTAAAGCATTTTCGTATAAATCGTTATTAGGATTTAAAATTAATATTTTAGGATTTAATTTATTTTTTACTAACCAATTAATTGTATTAAGAACTAATTGTCTATAATTAATATCAGATAAATCTTCTACTCCCATAGTATTTGTAAAAGATGCTACTCTGCCATTTACATAGTCCCACCCTGCTAGTGCTATATTTGTATTTGAATCTGGCTGATTTGGACTAGAAGGACTTAGAGTTGGCGTTACTGTTTTTGTTGTAGTTGGGGTTATAGTCTTTGTTGGACTGATACTTATTGTTGGTGTTACTGTTTTTGTTACACTTGCTGTAACCGTTTTTGTTGGAGTATTGGTTACTGTTGCTGTAATAGTTTTTGTTGGAGTTATTGTTTGAGTTGGTGTTTTTGTTGCTGTTTGTGCTGGAGTTGATGATTTGGTTACTGAAGGAGTAGGTGTTAATGATTTGGTTACTGTTCGTGTAACCTTGGGAGTTCGTGTGGTTGTTCTTGTTGGAGTTGGACTCTTTTCTGGAGTTCGTGTCACGCCACAGTTTTTATCAATATCAATTTTAGGATTATTACTCATAATATTATTTCTTTAAAATTTTGGTGCAAATTTTGCTAAAACAAGTTTTTGACTTGATACTGTTGTGCGTATTCTAAAGTACCTACAAGACCTATCAACAGGTAATCCTATTTCTCGGCTATAGAAGAATGGACTTACTGTTGCCGCTACCGATGTCCATGTTATCCCATCTATTGATGTTTCAAAAACTATACTTGGGCTAGTAAAAGAATTATCACTATTATATAGTATAAATGAAACTGATTTTAATGGTAAGGCACAGCTAAAATCCATAATAGCAGATAATGTTGTTGGGTTTGTAACTCCATATCCAAAACAGTTAATGCAAGATTGAATATTAGTATTTGATCCACTTATCAATGCTGCTCCAGCACTATCATTAGCAGATATAGTTCTTAATAATGTTCCTAATGAATTTAAATAAGTTGGTGAACTATTATCACTGATATAGAACTTTCCATTATTTAACCAAATTTTATCAGGACCATATGATGGAGAGAATGGAACTTGTAACGTTCTATATACTGTTCTATATGGGGATGATGAACCCGCATCTGTATAAATGGTGTATGTCGGATCTGTAAAATACCCACCTCTTCTACCTGCACAAGCACCAGTGGCATTTGTTTGCTGATAACTACTATTTCTAACAATATATCTTCTTTGTGATCCTCTATATATAAGAGAAATTTCTGCATATATTTGATATTGTCCATTTCCTAATTCTTTTGTTAATAAGGAAAATTGAGATCTTGTAAATTTTATTTTATATATTGGACTTAATGAATTATCATCTCCATACCTTACTCCATAAAATACCGATCTTGTTCCACCCGAAACATTAGCATCTGGTAAACTAATGGCTGTTTTACCATTAATAGATGTTTTATAAAATATTATATGAGCAAGATCCAATCCTCGATCTATATTTGCATCACCATAATTGTCACCAGCAGTATAATAATAATTTGATGTTCCACAATTATCCTGAGATGTTTTTTGCAAACTAGCCGTTGCCGAAGCAAAACTTTGTACAGAACTTGAATCAGAAACGTATTTAAAGTTATTACGATTATTTTGTAATGGAATAATTTTTATAACTATATCATAATCTCCTGTAACTGGATTAGTTTCTAGTTCCATATCAAATGTTGGAGAATCTGATGATGAAGCGCTTTCAACAGGAGTTAATGGAACCGGAGTTGGTGTTGGGGTTGGAGATAATTGCGGTAATTTTGTTGATGTTGGTGTTGGTGTTGCAGTAGCTAAATTATTCACCACAACATAGTTTTTACTCAAACTATCAATATAAACATTATAAGGATAAGTTGTAGAGACAGTTGTCCATACTTTTTGTCTCTTTAAAATACTTAAATTATAATTGCTGCTATTAGTATCTAATTTTAGATAATATGTTTTTCCTGGTTTAATAAACTTATCCCATTTTTCTATTAGCACCCTATTATCTGTTGCATCGAACACGTTATTAAATCCAATATAGGAACTAGTTGGATATTGAGTTTCGCCAGTAGCAGCATCAATTAGTTGAGTTCCATAATTCAATGCATCTGATACTATACGATAGCTTGCGAAATTGTCATTATCAACTATATTAAAACGAATAGCCGGACTATCTTTATATTTTTCAAAACTATAGTTAATAGTTGGAGATAACGGAGTTTCTAAAGTAGAAATTGTTGATATTTTATTAGAAATTACTTCATATGTTTTGGGATTAACAAAACTTGATCCATCAATACCAGAATATTCTGATACCACTTTTACTAAGTAATCTCCATTTGATGGTACTGTAAATCCATATGTTATTATTCCTAATGCCCTATATTCATATGGAATATTTTGACTACCATATAATGCATACAATCCGTCATTATAATGATCGGGTAAAGATAAAGACCAAGTACCTCCATTATTATTACTATAATAAACTTTATATCCTAATAGTCCGTCATCTTCAGTTTTAAGTGGCTGGCCGAAAGTGATATATATGCTACTGTTTCCTCCAACCACATCTAAATATCTTATTTTTCTGTCAGAATTAGTATTTGGATTTGGCGGTTCCGGTAGCGGTAATGTTTGTGAACCAACTGTGAAAGATATAGTATTTGAAACAATTGAGTCGTTAGCTCCAAAAGTAGTTGAGCGATTAGAGTAGTAAACTCTCACTCTGCCAGCATAAGTTCCAGCCGGCAAACGAGCACCTTTATATAAATATACTGAGCTTGCTATGTATGGATATGTAGGATTTTCTGGTATATATACTGTAGAAGGATATGCTTGTAAATTCTCTTTAATTGTTGGGGAGTTGAATGATACAATTTCAAAAACATATTTTACTGGAGGTCTACATAACGAAGGTCTCTGTATTGCAACAGAAAATTCTCCTCCATTAACTACAAGCCCTAATTTAGGAGCTAACGGATTAATTGATTCACTATCGTTCAATGATATATCTGCAGGATCTAATTCATAAAATCCAGCAGATCTATAAAACTCTGGTACATATCCAGCGCCAGTATTATTAACAATACCATCAATACTTAATCCCTCATCATTATCTGCTATTTTTCCTATGCCTCTTGGAATTGCGGCCGAGTCGCTATAATTAGCGACCAACCCTATTCTATATATTAATCTATTTCGTTTATCAAATTCAGAAATATTATAGTTAAAACTATATGGTTCGTCTTTTATATCTAAATCGGTAAAAGTGATTGGGAATCTAGACTTGTTGTCGCCTGCCGCTACATCTTCTGGTTTAATAACAAATTCTTTTAATGTGTTCCAAGATGGAGAGTAACCATATCTCGCATAAATAACTAAACTATATGAATTTAATTTAAGATATTGATTGTTATATGGTATTATTTTATTAGGAGATTCGTTCCATTCTAATAAATAAGATCCTAAATATTTATTAATTGTAAAATTTTTAGGAGCATATGGGTCATTCTTGAATAAATTAAAGTTACTAACTACATATTTTGTTGGTGTTGGAGTTATGGTTGGCGTTAATGATTTTGTTGGCGTTGGAGATTTAGTTGGTGTTGGCGTTAATGATTTTGTTTGAGTAACTGTTGGTGTTGGAGTTAACGCCACAATCATTGGTCTTGGTCCAAAATTTGATACTTTCATATCGCTACGATTAACATATTTAAAATTACCAGTAGCTAATGGACCCATAAAATTACTATATACATTTCTATTATTAGAAGATCCTAAATTAACTTTAAATGTATATGTCATATTTGTATTTGCTGTCCATTTACTAGACATAAATAATATAGTATGATTAGTAGTATTACTATCTCCATTCCATAAACTGCTTGTTTGACTTAATGGATTAACATATCCATATGACGAACCTTCCGTCCAAATCCTTGCTTTATCAAATGGAGTTGCATTAAAAATACCAGTTCCTGATATAATATCTTTTATTGGAATAATGATAGGATCCATATCTGCTGGTACATAATCTAGATTTTCTTCATTAACCATTCCATTAACAATTTGATAGCCTCCACCAAACACAAATGGTTCAATTTTTATTTCATTATAATATTTGATGCAATTAATATTAGATACATTAATTAATAAACAAGGTTGATTTGCTCTGGTGGAATTGCTTAATATTGCAGCATCAATAAATAAATTTGCATTACCTGGATTAAAACTCTTACATAAAATAGTATTTTCTGTTGTCGATGGTGTTGGTGTGATTGTTGTTGTTGTTGTAGGAGTTATTGTTGGTGTTATAGTAGGTGTTCTTGTGAGCGTTTTTGTTAAGGTTGGTGTTACTGTTTGTGTTGTTGTTGGTGTTTTTGTTATTGTTGGTGTTATTGTTGGTGTTGGCGCGTTTTTCGTATTTGTTGGAGTTTGACTTGGCGGAGGTCCACATATTGGGATAGAGTATCCAACAGTATTCGAGACTAAACTGCTTGATTTTTTGTTATTAACTTTATCTATAATAGTAACTCTAAATCTTGTAACATCACCTGGGACAAACTCTATTCTTCCGTCTGTTGGAATCCATACCCCAACCCAGCCACCATTAACCCAACTCCCAAAAGCAAAATAACGTTCTAAGAAATATTCTAGTCCAGAAGGTAGCACATCACCACAAGTATTACCAATATACAAAACTGAATAACGTTTTATTGGTCGGAAATCTTCTACAATAACTGTACAAGCATCAATATATGATGGTTGACACATATTAAGATCCAACTCTAGCAATTTCTCAGTTGGCGTTACTGTTGGAGTTATACTTGGTGTCATTGTTTGTGTAATTGTTGGTGTTGTTGTAGGAGTTGGTGTTGGTTCTCCTGGATCAACAACCTTTTGTCCAAATCCAGCCAATCTCATATCAGATCGTGTATTATATGTAAAATTACCAGGTATATTAAGTTTGTTTCCAATATAATTACTATAAAAATATTGACTATAAAATCCATTATCATCAGATAATCTGATTTGTACATAATAAATTTTATTTATGTCTACAATCCAATCATTTTTCATGAATAGTACTGTGCTTTCAGTTGATCCATTATTAGATATTGGATTTTTATATCCATAAGATGACCCTTCTGACCAAATTCTAGCTTTGTCAAAAGATGCAGAGTTCCAACTTCCTCCTTCAGATAATATATCACTAAATGGAACAGTGGAGGTTCCTAGATTTGTAAAACTATTTCCTGATGTTCTTGAGTTATAAGATAAAGATTGTGCTTCAATCACACTAATTTCTAAATTAGAAAACCTAGAATTAGTTAAACATGATATGTCTGGTAAATTAATTAATAAACATAGTTGATTTCCTCGCAATGAATTAAATAAAATACCAGCATCAATATCTAAAGAACATTGTAAAGAAGTTATTAACTTTTTAGTTGTTGTTGGAGTTGGTGTTACTGTTTTTGTTTGAGTTTGTGTTATGCTAACTGTTGGAGTTGGAGTTACCCCTATAAACGGACTACTAAAATCATTATTATTGAACGTTAATTGTTTTGTTAATAAGTTATAGTCAACTACAGTGATCCTCTCTCCAGAATCTTTATTTGAGCTTAGTACTATTTTATCTGGCGCATTTATTCTATTATAAGATATGTAATTAATAAATTTCTTTAAATCATAAGAATCTTGTTCTCCTTTTTGATATGTATCAGCATATATTTTAATTGGAGTAGAATTCACGGTCCCCTCCCAATAACCTCTAATATCTAATCTAAATATTGTATCATTTGGATTATTAATTTTAAATTTTTTCAAATCAATTATGATAGACTCATATGACGGAGCACCACCTTTATCTCCTACCCATTTTAATATTGAGGCACCTATTTGGTCAGGATACCAAGTGAATTTTTTTCCTGTTCCTAGATAATCATCTGCTGAGTTTTGACCTAAATTCGGAGAAATCATACGAGATCTTAAATTTAAATCTCCACTATTAAATTCACAAGTTATAACTATATAATCAATATCATAATTATATTTAGCAAGATTAACTTGGATTGGTTTAGACAATACTCCATATTTTAATAACGTTTCATTACTTAATAATTCTATTTGATCCAATACGTCGATTTCTCCATCGCTATTATAATCTTTGACAGTTGAGACATTATAATTTGCCATAACTTCAAAACTATAAGATCCACTATATGGAGTTTTATATGAGTAGTAAGGTCTGTTCCCAATATATTTTTCATATTCTATCCAAGAAATATCTCCAGAATCATTAATTGGTCCCCTAATATTTATAAAATACTGATCAGTAAAGTTAAATCCTGCAAGAGATCTATCATTTGGTTGATTCCAAGATAAATCTATTACTCCGGGATATGACTCTTTAGCTATTAAAGCATTTGGACTATTCTCAATATCTTGTGGAGATGTAGTAGTATTAAATTGTACTTCTGGAGAATCATATTTTTTAATATATGGATCACCAAAATTATAAATTAATTCTGATGATAATGGAATATATCCAACTTTACGATAAATGCTAGATATTTTACATGAATAAGTTGTATTAACTAGTTTTAAATCATTTATTACGATATTTGTTTTGTTTGTTGGTAATAATGTTCCATCCAATGCTGGTATCCATTTACTATTTGTTTTTGGATTAACAACAGATGAATCAGCACTGTTAACATAGTATGCTTCATATCCTACTAATTCAAAATTTACGCCAGAAGGAGGAAAACCCATACTTTCTGTAAATTGATTATTTGTTGGAGGAGTCCATGTTACATAGGCACATTTATTTCCAACTGTTACTCGTGGACTCTGTGGTTTTAAATTATTTTTAACATCTGTTGGAGTTGGGGTTATTGTTTTAGTTGGAGAAACTGTTACTGTTGGAGTAGGAGTTACTGGTTTGAAATATGAAAATAATCTTTGTGATTTAACAATTATTTGATTACCATTAGAAGTATCAACATATTTTGTAGCAACTTCAAAAGAATAATTGCCAGACTTATCTTTTATTTCTGCTGAAAAAATATTAGCATTATATTCAGACTGATATTCTAAAACATTATCTTTATAAAATAGTGCAGAATATTCTCTAGTGCAAATTAAATTACCAATAGTTTGATCAATAGGATTACTCCAAGATAAATTTGATAAACTTGGTGTTGATTGGGTTAAACTTATATTTGGAGAATTATCTGTATATTTACCTTGTGGAACGTTAACAAGATTATTCATTACAACACTATGAATAGCATCAGAATATACGCTTTCAATCTTGATAAAAAGTTTTGTAGAATTAATCAGATCTGCTACTAGCGTGTTTCTCATATTAATCGGAAATGTATATCCAAATGCTGCCGGTATCCATCTAGGGTCATCGGTTGCAATAGATAAACTATTTACAGATTGTAAATAATATACTCTATATCCAATCAAATCAACTGTTTGTTCAGGAGCGTCCCATGTAACATAAGCGCACTCATTTCCTCCAACTGTTTCTATATTACTTACAGTTTTTCCAAGGGGTGTTGGAGTTACTGTTCGGGTTATTGCTGGGGTTTTTGTTGGAGTTCTAGTTATTGGTTGTTGTGCTAATGATTTTGTGGGGGTTGGACTTACCGGCAGTGTGGTTGTTCCTATATATAAAATACGACTTTTATATAACTTACCAGACTGTCCTGGTCCCTGAAGACTATAATTTAAAATAATAGTATTATCATTTAGCCATACGATATTGGTATATCCATCCGCTCTTGCTGCCCAAGTGTCATTAGAATTATAACCATATCCAATTGGATCGGCATCCTGCTCAAGCTTTATTTCTTTAATAAAATTTTGTCCATAATTTTCAAAATATTTTAAAGATAAATTTCCATAAGAGATATTAAACACATCATCATTAGTTATAGAAAAATATTTATCTCCTAATCCATTACAAATAGTTCTAAGATTATCGCTTGAGAATGATGTACTACTATATTGTCTGACTCCGTTGGGAGCATTGGATTTGTAAAATATCTGTCCTCCATCTGTGGAAACCGCCCCCTGATCCTCGACATTGTTGGAATCTGATCTTCTTTCAACCGAGGATATATATATAACATTTAAGTTGTCAGATGCTGATTTGAAATCATCAGCACCTACGAGGGGGGAGATCGAAGTTATATTGTTCAAATCATTTACCATCACTGTATATAATGTGAAACTAGCAGCAGAGTATTGCGTTGCGTTTTGAATTACAGAAAATAAAATTTTATTATTATCTTTAGATATTCTAACATTTATTTTTTGAAAAAAACCTTCAGATTTTTCTAAAGAAGTTACGCGAACAAAAGTTTTTCCATAATCAGTAGAAACTTTAACTATATAATGAAAAGTATAATTTGGATTTCCATAAATAGGATTAGAGTTTTGGCTCTGAATAAGAACCATTACCTTACCGTCATCAGACATAGATATATCAGGCTTGACCGGATAGTATTTATCGTCATTCCTTTTATTACTACCTGTTAAATTTATATCTCCATTTTCGGTATTTATTTTTATTATTTTATCACTAGAAATATCATAAATATCTATATTAAAAACATCTCTTTGATCATAGTATGGAGACACTGTTTTTTGCAATATAACCATCGTTTTTTTATTTTTAGATATATAAACACGTTCTATATCTATGTATGGTATTCTAAAATTATAATCATTTTGCATAATCCAATTGTTATCAGCATTCTTAGTAAATGAATATAATGCGCTAGATTTTAAAGGATGGTTATCGTCTCGTCTAACAGCAATAACATTTTTAGCGTCTTCACTAACATAAAAAATTCTTTCAAATATATTTGTTGGATCAAGATCATATAACGTAAAAGGAACAACTGACTGATTTGCTGCTTTTGAATTTGTTGGAGTGGGAGTTGCTGTTGTTTGAATAGATGGCTTACTTGAGGTTGGAGAAGCAGTGATTTTTGGAGTAGTTGTTGGAGTAATCTGTGGAGATATACTATAACCAGGTAAAATTGATGAAAAAAATATTCCAGTAATATTTTTAATTATTAATTGACTATCATTGTTTGTAATATCAATTATGAAATCCTGATCATCTGTAAAATTTGTTTGCCATTCTGCATATATATTAAAATTAGATGTATTAATTCTGCTTACGGCGGAGTTTATAGTTTTATCCTGATATGTATTTCCAGTATGTAATACATAAATATAGTTGCCATCATCTGAGCAAACTATGCCTTTTGGAATAATTAATCGACCAGTAGCCAATGAATTATAAAAAGATTTATACCATGTTTTTCCATAATCTCTACTAATGCATATATTTAAACTATTATCTAAATAAGCTATTATTTGTCCATTTTTAGAATAACTATATAAATTATAACCAAATGTTGTACTTATAGGAAATGATTGAGACGTATTATTAATTCTATTATAAATATTTAATACATTATTTTCTATATAAAATATATAACTGTATGTTGCAGATGGGCTGGTCGGTGTTGCTATAATATCTGTCCAACTTGATCCTTGTGTATTAGAAATAGAAATAACAGATCGATTTGGTCCGACTGTAATAGGATAATAATTATTTACTATTAAAAGCCCAGCATCATCTACATAAATAGGATAAAGACTTGTTGTTGTTGAATCTACTATATCTCCAACAACCTTCCATGTGTTACCAGCATCTATAGAGTATAAATAACATATTCCATTTACAAATTCAGTATAGACACCCTTATAATAAGCTATACTCGCCAATGCTAATATTTTGGTACCATTATCTGATGTGATATATCTAACTATATGTGGAACATTATAACCTTTACTATCAATAGGAATAGGATAATTAATCGAACTTGATCTAATAACAAAAGAATAAAGATCTGGAAGCGTAATGCTATCTGATGTTAAATTAAAATTAGATGGTACATCATTAATCAAAAGATATTTAAGAACTTTTCCTGAAAAATATTTTTGTCTTAATGTTTCTTTTGTCCATGTTATATCAGGAATAATTGTTGGTGTTGGTTTTATAACATTAATTGTCGTATTAGTAGGAGTTAATGTTGTTTGAATAGATTGTTTACTTGAAGTTGGAGTAGCTGTTATTTGTAATGGTAATTTTGTTGGTGTTCTTGTTTGTGTGATACTTGGTGTTGGTGTTCGTGTTTGTGTGATACTTAGTGTTGGTGTTCGTGTTTGACTAACTTGTGGAATTTTAGTCTGTGTAGGAGTTAAACTTTGAGTTTGTGTTGGAGTTGGAGTGATTGATGCTACTGCTACTACGGTCAGTGTTTTTGACCAAATTGGTTTCTGAATCATACTTGGGGGATTCATCGTCGCAGGAATCTGATAAGTAGGATCATTTGTTGTAAAATATGATAAATTTTTATCTAGCAGTGGATTATCAACATATTGTTGTGTTCTAAGACTACTCACTCTAATATCATAAGTTTCACCAGGTACTAATTGTCCAACAGGAAATAAATAAGAGGGGTTTGTTACAATATCAACTACCGCATCGATTATTTTATAACCTTGGCGATTCAATCCTGATGTATCCTTTGGCCATGATACACTAGGTGATGATAATTTATACTGTATAACATAACTATTATCTGGTCCTCCAATACTACCAAACTCTCCTTGTGCTCCTCTTAAGACGCTTGGAATTGTCCATGTTAATTTAGGTCTTTGACCAACATATGATAGATTAAGATTTCTTACAGCCTGACCACCACCATCAGCAGAATAATACGGCGTCCAATCAACCAGAGAGTTAGTTACTGTTGTAAAAATCTCTCTTTCAATACCATTAAAAGAATTAACTGCAACTACTCTAAATTGATAATAATATCCATTAGTTAGTCCATTAGCAGTATATAAAACATTAGATGCTGGAGTATTAGCCACATACAATATTCCATGAGTAATCCAATTCGTGATAAATGCTCCAGTAAGGCTGGTTTTCACTCGAAGCTGTACTCTGTACATGGACTCGTTGGTCTGTAAATTTCCAGGATTATTCCATCCTAATGTTATATGTTCGTTTCCTGCGACTATAAGACTAAAATTGCTCATAATTTATTATGGTATATAAAGAATAGTTCCAATTGCTGGATAGCTGGAACTTGGAGTTGGAGATGGTACTATGCTAGATGATGGCGTTATACTAGGCGTCAAACTTGGAGACGGAGTTTTTGACGGAGTAATAGTTGGCGTTGCTGTTCTAGTCAAAGATATTGTTGGAGTAGCAGTTATCGTGCGAGTTGGTGATACTGTTGGAGTTGCAGATAATGACTTTGTTACTGTTGGTGTTACAGTTTTAGTAATTGTTGGTGTTCTTGTACATGTTTTTGTAGGTGTTGGACTTTTACTGGCTGCTGGTGTTTTACTTACAGTTTGACTTACTGTTAAGGTAATAGTTGGAGTAGCAGTAATAGTTTTTGTTGGACCTGGAGTTTTAGTATTTGCAGGAGTTTTAGTTATTGTTGGTTGTGGAGTTCGCGTTGGATTTGGTGATTTTGTTACGCTAAGTGTTGGCGTAGCGGTTTTAATGGGTGTGCCAGTTCTTGTGGCTGGTGGTGTTTTTGTTACAGTAGATGATGGTCGTGGAGTTGCTGTTGATGTTCGTGTTGGTGTTGGACTCGCTGGAGCATGACAGTCGCCACAATCTGATACTAATTTTGGATTATTATCTGACATAATTTTATAATACCTTTGCTGCTATTAAACAACCTTTAGAAACTGCATGTAAGGGGTCTGAAGCGTGCTTGACTACCTTTATTGATAAAGGAAATCCATTTTCTAATAATTTGTTAGTAAAATTCTCAATATATCCTTTTGCTTGAGAAGTTCCTCCAGCAACTACCACAGTTAATGGATTTTTAAATTTAGGTAAAGATTTATGATCAGATAATGCTGCTGTTAACTGTTTAGTAGTATAATCAATTAATCTTTCGTAATACGAAGAAACGGCAGACAATACAGGATTATCATTATGTTCTCCAATCACAAATCCGCCACCTTCTTTTTCAGCTTGGACAACACTATCTTTTTCGCCAGTTGCTATAGCACTCATTCGATCAACCCAGTCTCCAGACTTGGTTGTGCTAAATACCACAGTCGGTTCTCCATTAAGCATCACGCAAACATTAGTCATTCCTGCCCCACAAGATACTGCTATTCCAGTATAATCTTCATCACCTAATTCAGCATAGCACAGAGCTTCTGCTTCATTAATTGCTTTAGCATCATATCCACATTCACCCAAAATAGCCTTGACTACATCCTCATGGTATCCAACATCAAAATCTTCATCTTCTTGGTCAACGGGTTGTGCTGGTACACAGAATACGAGTTTTTCATTTTGCTCTGATGCTTTACCCGTCACTTCTTTTAAAATGAACGCAAGCACACGTTTGGCATCTTTTTCCTTGGCAGATACAACACCCTTGCTCATTGGCCGCTTTGCGTTGTCATTACGTTCAATGGCTTTTTCAATAGCATCTTTACCTAAAATAATAAATGACCCATCAGAATCTTTAATAAAAACTTTCCCAGACAATCCTTTTTCAATCATTTTTGTTGCAACTGGTGTGGTTGGTTTGATAATATAAAAAGCATCCCTAAAATCCTTATAGACTACCCCACTAGCAGAGTCTTGAGATAATACAATGTAACTAGTTCCAACATCTAGACCTTTTCCCATAAGTATTACCTCTTTATATTCTTAAGTTTATTAATTGAAGATTCTATGTTTTCTTCAGATACTTTTGTCTCACCAAGATTCTCGTATTTTTTCTCCATGCCAGATGTCTTAATATCTGTTACATACTTGCTCTCGTCAATAGTAATTTTGTTAATCATTTTATCATTATCTGATTTGCTTTTATTAAAAAATGAAATTGGCTGACTCTCAACAATGGTCTGACTACGATTTAATCGACCAATAGAGTATCCCAAAAAGAAAAATACTATATTTAATAGTATTAATATAATCAATAATATGTATATAGTATCTATCATAGATTCCTCTAAGGTAGATTACACCACCATACCAATAAAAAAGGGGCCAAAAAGGCCCCTTTAGTATCTTGACATTATATATTTATTGATATCAAATTATTATGGTTGAGATCCTAAAACTCTCCCCTTTTGAGTTCTGATTACATATCCTCGTCTAACTAGAAATGGCTCAATACTATTCTCAATAGTTTCAATAGCAATTCCTGTCATTGAAGATATTGCTTTCAGTCCAAGTGGAGATCCCTTACTCTTTTTCAAAATATCAATATATAGTCTATCATAAACATCAAGACCATTATTATCAATCCCCTGAACATTAAATATCTCATCCACAGAAATAGTTTTATTTGGATTACAAGACATATAATTTTTATACCATTGCAATCTAGCATTTAGAATTCTTGGAGTACCTTTACTTCGTCGTGCAATCTCTAAGAGGTCTGAGTCCTCTATGACTACTCCTAATTTAGACGAATTCAACCTTGCTAGTTTAGCTAGATCATCTGTATTGTAAAAAGATAGATGTTCTTTAATGCAAAAGCGATCATAAAATGGTTGACTTAAACTTCCACCACTGGTTGTAGCACCAACAACAGTAAACATTGGAAGATCAATAGTTTCTGGAACGTCTTTATCCTCATCATTTTTTACAGTGATATTGAGTACAAAATCTTCCATGATTGGATATAGAAATTCTTCTACAATTTTAGGCAATCTATGGATTTCATCAATGAACAAAACTGATCTTGGCTCAATACCCATGATATATGGAATAATATTTTTTATGCTTCGTATATTTGCAGCATTGGTGGTATAAAGGTTCACCCCCAACTCGTTTGCTATGGCACTCGCTATGGTGGTCTTACCAAGGCCAGGAGGGCCGTCTATTAAAACGTGAGGCATCACCGTTCCTGTGTTTTTACAACCCATCACAGACACTCGCAGACGCTCCTTAACATTATCCTGTCCAATGATTTCATCAAAAGTTGATGGTCGAATACCTTTAGCCATTTTTTTCTCCAAAAGATTTTAAAGCGTTTTTAACTAATAAACCAATATCGTTAGTCTTGCAAGAATTATATGCTTGTTTAATCAATTCTTTAGACTCATCCAAATCAAATCCGTAACCAGACAGAATCTTAGCACACTGGTTCAATAGATCAACAGGAATACTATGTACAATATCTTCTGCGATCTTTCGTTTCTTTGTGGGTCTTTCGTAAATTATTTTAATGTTCTTGACCTGTTTAGGTTTGAAAATCAAACCGCACTCGCAGACTATCTTAAAGTTCTTAACCTGTGCTTGTCTTAGAAAGAGCCAATGTTCATTTTCACAATCCTCAGATGGACATTTATATTTAAATGAAGCATCAATTTCAATCGTTTTCTGGCTTTTCAGATTTTTTGTTATCATTGTCTTTTATCCAAAATAGGAAATCATTAGTCTCGTTATCAAATCCTGTTTCAAGAACTCCCTTATTTACCAAGTTATTCAGAAGGTTGCTTACCATTCTATCATTAAGAGACTCTAATACTTGCAAAAATATACTATCATTTACCACGTATCGTATATTGTTTGTCTTTTTGTTTTTTTGTTTTTTAACTATATGACTTACTATATTTAGAGACTCTTCAAAAGATAATATTTTATCCAACTCGTCCTTATCTTCTGGCTTAACAGAGATTAGATCGTCAATTTCTGGATCTTCTTTGTCTTCTTTATCTTCTGATAAGCCACTACCAAAAGCATTATACACTAATACTCTAACATGATTAGTAAACGCATCCATGTCGTGAATTATATACGATTTATCTTTCATACAATATCCATATCCTAATTAAGTATCTCAAATAAACATTCATAATATCTTGGCTGACTAACCACATGTTTAGCATGAGCCTGTAAATGTAATTCATACTCTTTTTGTAATTTGTTATAAACAAAATATTTCATTTTCCATATTCCTTCGTTCCAATAGTTGTTCCCCAAGTACAGGGACTTTTTATCGTCCGCTGTACTGGAGAACGAACTATTCACAGGTAACGCAATCGGAGAAAATCCATCTGGAAGTAACGGAGTATTATAGTTAGATAGGTTCTTCAACGCATCTTCTATGGCCTCCTTACTTATCCATTTATATTCTATCTTATTAAGCAGACTATCCATATATTTCTTGACCCATTCAGTATCTATCTGAAAGTAGAATTTGTACGGATCATTATTTTCTGGATCTTTGTCTGTCATGTTCAACCCACACAAAACTTATCACTAATCTGGCTTGCCAAGTCTCTGGCAGCACCCGAAAGGAATCGGTTGTTACTGAAATACAACGCTGTGGATGCTTGGTTGAGGTACTCGACCACCGTTTTTAAAAGTTTGGCCTGCTCCCCACTCAAAACTAAACCGCTGTCACCAGCATGAGAAGGTAATACCGGCGACGGATCACCATAAGACTTCTCATACTTGTTGTTGTAAGTCTTTGAAAGATCCTTATTATAACTATCTGGAGTCTGATTATAAGACGCCCAAGCACTACTCATAGATTTCTTTTGACCATAATAATCAGCACTGCTATTTGTATAGGTCGCCCTCTGACTATTAAGTTCATTCAGAATCTTTGTAGCAGCATCAACAGTTACTGGAAGTCCAGTAACATCAGACTTCTTATAGGTTTTTCTCCACTGTTCAAACCAAGCATCGCTAGTAGCATTAGGAACAATAGTTACTGTTGCTGGTTGACCATTTAATGCAGAGATTAAATCTTGAACATTAACGCTCTGACCAGTTGAGCCGTTCAGAATACTGGTAAAGTAAGATGCCTTCTTTTCCCAGCACTTACGCCACCAAGTATAAGGAACTCGATAAATCTGATTGATCTTGATGGCTCTTGCATCTCCACCAAAGTAATTTACCAGTTTCTTCTGAATACCATTCCATGTGGTTTGATTAATCAGAGTTCGACTTTGATCATCCATAATCCAATAAATCTGATAACCGTTACGAGTATCTACTACCCAACTTGGCTTAACAGCAAAATTATTGATCTTGTCAAGGGCAGACTGCTTAAACTTCATAACCTCTTTACTGGGCAGATAGTTTCCGCTAGAATCTCGTCCAGCATCAATATCAACAAAGCAACAACTGATTGTGTTAATTGCATACTGTTTTCGTCCACCGTTAACGTAGAAGTAAGCATCAGAGTTGCTATTCTCGTTAGCATCATGTACCTCATTTAGATCACTAGTATGCTTCATGCTACTAATCTTTCTACGAGGATCTCCATTATAGCAAAAGATATGACCAGCAGTTAGATTAAAAGAATCTAGAAACTGCTGCTGTAGTCTATTCCACGAATTAACGTGACGCTTTCCAGTATTGCTGTTAGCCTTGTCATACGGATTAAAACCAAGTTCCATCTTAAACATATTTCACCATTACCTGTAATTGTAAACAACCCAAACCAATATCGGGATAGCAACCTCTACTATCATTAGCGATATAAAATAGCGGGAGAGGAATTGAACCTCTCTCAAATAGCATTTGTCGAGTTTCCCAACCAGAGGCTATTATCTTAGTCACCAGACTCCACTTTATTTTTTAAGAATCAATTGTAATCGTCGTAATCTTCCTCATCATCTTCAGTATAAGCCTCTTCGTCATCATCCTCATTCCATCCCCAATCATAGTCATTGTCATAATTTTCGTCCTCGTCCTCATAATCATCCTCACTAAAGACAGATGAATAAAGAGGCTTGAGAAGTTCGCCTTGATACTCTCCGACAACTTCATATCGGCAAGTGCGAAGTTTCTCATAGTTACAATCACTAGGAACACTCACAACATCAGCAGGATTAATCTTAACGATAACGATCTTATCGCCATTTTCAAGACTACCATAACCGGCCACATAATTCAATGCACCAGCATGAAGTCCATTAGAACAACCTCGACCACGATCATCATCAACCTTTGATCGCGTCATTTCACAAACATTACCAACATGATTATCAAATACTCCTCGATATTTGTCCATATAATCTGCTCTGACTGCCTTATAAGCAAGGAAATAACCATCCTCAGTAATAGGCAGATGCTCATGCTCAAGGAAATCATACAGTTCCTTTTGACTCTGCATACTAGGATTCTCCATCAGGTTATTCAGGAAATTAACAAGAGGCTGAAAAGGCAGACCCTTGCTCATAAACTCCAGAATTCTCTTGCTAATCGACCCATGAACAACTTCACCCTCATAAGTTACCTGACCATTCTTGATCTCAACAAGACCGTCGCTAAAAGTAGCAACTGCCTTCTCAATATCAATCATTTCAAGTAACTCGTCAGAAGTTGCAGAAGGAAGTGCCTCCAGAATCATCTTATAATTAAGATGGTCAGGCAGCACTTGAAAACTCTTGTTGTTCAGCACAACCGTCAGATTACCATCAACAAACATAAACGGAACACTCATGATACAAACTCCTATTGTTTTTAGTTACCTTGTGAATTACTTGATCAAACTACTCAACTGAATCTTAAACAAATCAATCTTGTCGCTATCCATACTCTCAACCCATATAGTATTATTTCTCTTACCATAATAATTATCAGCAAATTGAGAGATAGGATTATTCTTGCTGTCCAAATCTCTAAGACTGCCGTTATTCTGGTTGCTTCCCATAATATACTTCAACATCGGGTTCTTGTCAACCTCGACTTTAAGTATTTTCTTCAAGTCTGCCACCTTAGCCAACTTATGCTTGGTCACTTTAGTCTCAGACTTAAACAATTTAGTATAT